TTACAGCGCTGTGACGTTGCCGGCCGCAGGGCCTTTAGCGCCATTTTCAATGGTGAAGGAGACTTGCTGGCCTTCATCAAGCGTTTTGTAGTTATCACCCTGGATAGCAGAGAAGTGTACGAATACATCTTTGCTGCCGTCGTTCGGGGTGATGAAACCAAAACCTTTATCTGCGTTAAACCATTTTACTAAACCAGTCATTTTATTAGACATAGATACTTCCTTAATTAATGAGCCACTAAGCGTGGCGATGATGGCCTGTATTTAGAGAGTGACTTATTTGGCACTTAGGAGGAGGCTCATGAAGAAGGGTATCTTTAGATAACACTTGAACTGAGGACTGCTTTACTAAAACTGCTTTCATAAGGTCTGTTTTCCAAACCGATGAAGGCATTAGGCCACACGGGAATTAATTGCGCAATGTTTATATTTTTTATTTTAAGCGCTTAAATGCCCAGATGGCTGCATGGCTGGCAACTTTTTTACCGCTAATCGCATAAATAGGTATTAATTATACTTACTGCCAGTAATTTTCTGAATTTGCTAAAAAATAACAAAAATGTAATCATTTTGGGGGCACTATAGGGACATTGCCTTAAATTTCCGATCTAGCAGACCTACCTGATCATCGTCCATGTCACCGATCCATTTTGAGTAAACGGTGTAAACCATTCGTGCATTTTCATGACCCATCTGGCTTGCTATAAAAGCTGGGTTCGCGCCAGCTGAAAGAGACCAGCACGCATAGGTGTGCCGGGACTGGTAAGGATGGCGGTACCGGATACCTGCTTTCTCCAGGCCTCGTTCCCAGCTGTACGAGATAGATCGTTTTGAGTAAAAGCCAGCTTTGCTTCTCGATTGTGCTTTAGGGCGAAACACAAACCTTAGCGATAGCTTCTCTGTCTTACCCAATTCCCTGTGGTTAAAAATTATATCGGTCTGAGCCGTATTGCCAGTCAGCTCAAACTGCTCCTTAAGTGCTTCCAGTGCAGGTTTTAGCAGGGTAATGGTACGCTCTCCCGCGGCTGTTTTAGGCGGGACGAATAAGCCTTTGTTTGTGATATTGCGGCTGACATTAATTGTCCCTTTAACCAGATCCACATCCTCCCACGCGAGCGCACATATCTCACCATGTCGCAAGCCAGTAAAGACCGCTAAGCGCCAGATGCGGGCATGGAAATCTGTAAGTACGGAAAGAAAGCGCTGAAACTCATCATGTAGCAGTGGATCCGGTAGGTTCCGGCTCTTCTTTAATGGCTTTACGTTTTCATAAGGCGCATGTGAAATAAATCGACTCTGGTGAGCAAATCGCAGCATTGAGCACAGGGCGCTTATGCGCGAATTTACGGTATTCACTGCGCGCCCGTCTTTATTCAGCCACGGGGCCTTATAGTTCTGGACCGTGCCATACAGTAGCTCACGTCGGTAGTTTAAAATGTCACTGTGCTGGATATCCTCAAGCGACGTGTCAGCACCAACTATACGCGTAAGCGTATTGATGATGGATGTCAGGTTCTGAAAGCTGGCGGCTGCTATCTCTATCTCTTTTACTGACAGAAACAGGGTGCAGAGCTCACCGAAGTTTTTGATGCTCTGGGTAGTAGCCTCGCCCGGGCGCAGCTTTGACTCAGGGAATCGCTGTTGGTAGTCGAATGCACCTAGTTGGATCTCGCTGCTGATTAACGCGCGGAGATTACCAGCCTTTTTAATATTGGCATTATTAACTGTCCATCCTTTCAGGGTTTCCCGGCACCGCTTCCCACGATAGAGAAACCAAATCCGTATTTTTCCATTATGAATTTCTACACCTGTCGGCAAAGCGGGCATCATGCATCCTGAACAAGCTGGTTAATTTTTGGGAAGTTATACCAAACGACTGCGCGGTCCTTACTGGCCTCTGCCGACTGAGGTAAACGTTTAAAGTGAATACCCTCGATCCAGGCCCCAGCGCGGTAGCTTTTGATCTGGCGAGGCGTGAGGCCTGTCCTCTCGACTAAGCGAGACTCAACAACCCATTCTTCATTGAAAATTATTTGTGCCATATGAAGTACCTGGCGATCAGCACGAGTATAACTATGCTGATCGCGTGTTGATGATATTTCGATATCAAGACATCCGGCCGGCCAGGCGGCGCAGCCGCCGTGCGCCAGTGATCGCCGTGGCCACGTAGCTGGTGCTGCGGTTTTCAATCTCGACCTTTATCTTGGCTCCGTCCACCTGCACCGTGTATTCGCTACAGGTGGCCCGGCTGGCGTAATCGCCGAACCGCTCGACATGTTTCGCCAGTGCTGCGTCACAGGCCCGGCGAGCCAGCGGCGAGTCTTTCCTGCTTCGGTTAATCAGCCTCATTTAGCACGCTCCGGATCCAATACGTCCCAGCAGTTCCGCTCTATATTCGCCAGCAGCCGGCGATCCTCTACTTCGGTCAGCGACCGGCCGGTCAGCTCGGCGATTTGCTGGTTGTTGTGGGTCAGCAGCAGTTTCAGCTCGCTATTGCTCCAGCGGGTTTGTTTATCGCTCATCTCGTTACCGGGAGGGCTGCCCCTCCCGCCTCCCTCAGGCCACGTATTCCGGCTTCATATCGTCCAGGGTAACGGCGAACTGGTCATGCAGCTCGTCGCCCAGGTGGCGCTTCGCCGCCGCCAGTGCCTGCTCGGCTTTAGCGAACTGTTCCTCGGCACCCGGCTCGCCGGGCTGTGGCAGGGAGTTGATCGCAGCCTCCACCTTGTTACGGGCATCAACCAGGTAGTAGCGCTTCACGGCTTTGTTTTTCAGCTCAGTGAACAGCGCCGAACCGAGAGTGGTTTTGGCTGCCTCGATATCAACCCGCACAGCTTTGGCATTATCGACGTCCTGAGCCGCTTCAATGCGATCCCGCAATTCATCGGCTAGAGCATCAATGTTTGCAGTGGATTCCTGCGCGATGTGAGTCGTTGTTACGCCGTCACCTTTGATATCAGCAAGGCTCACGCGCTGCGCGGGCGCAGGATTGATTTCCCGCTCGGCGCGCTGCTCCAGCTCATCAGGCGTATAAACGCCAAGGATCACATGCGGGCAGTAGAGCCGCGCCCAGTACTTCACCCCAAGATAAGCTATCTGCTGGTCAGGTTTTGAAACCCACAGAGGCGAATTGCGGGTAACCACCTGAGACAGGTAAAGAGGCTTGTCCCAGGTGATTTCACTTTCGCCACGAAGAATGGCTCCGACCTGAATGTACAGCCCAACCTCATCTTCATCTGTCCAGTCGCGAACGCGCTCGATGGAGGTGTATTTGCCATTCTTGCCGGTTCTCTCACGGCTCACTTCTTTAGTTCTGGTGCAACGTTCCCAGTCACCGCCGTAGCGATAATGGAATCGGCCATGAATGGCGCTGGAACTGGTAATTACGGCGTTAACAAGTTGCGCTTCATAACCCAGCTGGCCGTTGACCAGATGCGTTTTTTGCGCCACCGCGTATGGGTTCATGCCCCACTGCATCGCCTGCATGACGATCGCCATGCAATCGGCTGGCTTTCCTGCCAGATGAGCCGGTACGGTAACCTGAGAGTCAGCCATCAGGTTGGCAAAGGCAGTAAGCTGGCTAAGCGCCTGCACGTTGAAAATAGCGTTGCTGGCAGAAATGGTGTTCGGTGCCTGCTGTTCTGCTGTGATGATATTGGTGTTTTCCATAGTCATTCCCCTTATGCCTGAGTGCGCAGCGCGTCAAGGCGGCGCAGGTCGAAGTCGTCAAGTTCATCGGTATAGTCAGCGGTGATTGGCGCTGGCCACTCTCCTGTGTCGAACCCGGTAGCGATAGCACGCATGGTTTTGCGGTATTCCAGCATGCCTAGCTCCAGCAGCTCGGTTGACGCCTCGATAATGGCGATCCAGTGGTAGTTCTCGTCTTTGTTGACGAAAATCCAGAAGAACTGATCCAGCGCCGCGGTTTCGCAGTACATGGCCGCGCTCAGGTGGTAATCACGCATCCGGATTTCACGGCGGAGTCGGGCTTTCAGCGCATCTGCTTTCACATCCCACATGCTGATAGTTTTCAGGTCGGCTCCGATCCGGACGCCGTCCAGCTCGAGCTCGAGGTCCGGGCGCACGCGGATTTCCAGACCTGTCTCTTCGTCAATGCCGAAATAGCTGGTCTCTACTGCGCGGCTCGGGTGCGTCAGTAGCATGCCGGAGGTCGGGTGTGCCAGTAATGCAGACTGAATGGCCCGTGCGGTCGACAGCTGCTGGCGGGTCACCAGCACCTTGCCTTCGGGGTTCTCGCGCCAGGCGTCCAGCAGCTCGTCGGCGAACACAGCATCCGGGCGGACCGCTTTGAGCGCCTGAATCAGATCCGTTTTAGTACCGGACACTTTCAGCGGCGCGGGCTTCTGTGCCTCCTGCGCAACCAGGTCAGGATTGACGATCGTCAGCTGCTCCAGTAACGCGTCACGGCTGCCGCTGGTCTTTGCGGGAGCGGGTAGGGTGGCGTTGTACTCTTTGATGCAGGCCTTCATTGCCGCAGCGGTCTGCTTCTTATCAGCCTCGATGCGCTGGAACTCCTCCGGCAGCGCCATATAGCTCTCTGCAGTTTCGTCTACGGCTGCGCCCAGCGGCAGCGGCGCGGGCAAAGTGGCGTTGTAGGCCTCCAGCAGCGCTTTGATATCGTCAGCGCTCAGCTGCGGCGGCAGGCTGGCTTTGTACTCGTCGATGCAGGCGCGGATTGTCGCCGTGGTGGTGAGCGCACCTTCCGGGATTTCCGGCTCGATGCTGAACTCCGCGTCCAGCGTCTCCGGCTGCAGCGCCAGCGCATGCACCAGGTTGCCCATGTCCAAAACCTTCGACCGCTCCTTCTGGATGGTCTTAGAGACGTGGCGCGCTTCGAAATACATCAGGGAGACGCGTGCGTCTTTCACCATCGTGCTGCTGATGCCGTTCGCGGCGTGGTAAACGTCGTTCGGCAGACCCTCATACCGGCCCGGTTCGAAGTATGCTGGCCATTGCGGCGCCGCAGCCTCTGGCTCGGGAATATCCACTTCTGGTTCGATTACTGGCGTTTCTGGTTCGGTTTGAGGTAATTCCGGCTCAGCCTGGTTCAGAGGTTCGATAATCTGGTCCAGATCGGCGGCAACGTTGCTCGCCAGTTCCGGGGCGGCAGCGGCGAGAATATCCGCCGGGTTTACGCTGCCTGCTTGCGCAGCAGCTGCATCATCGCCCTCGACCGCTGGTAACCCAGCACCAGCTTCGACTTTGCTCGGGTCAGTCTCTTCCATCTGCACATGTACGACGCTCTCCGCTTCCTGTTTTGCGACTTCATTTGAGGGGGTGGCCAGCAGACCTTCGATGGAGAACATGCCGCCGCCCAGGCTCTTAACTTCGGGCTGTGTCGCTTCACCGGCGCTGGTTTTCTCTTTAACTGGCGCAGCAGCAGGGGTGATCAGTAGCGATTCAACAGCCTGCCAGCGCTCCTCGCTGTCTGGTTTTCCTGTATCTGGGATAAACGCTACTTCTTTGCCGTTCTGCGCAATGTAGCTAATTAGCTTCGGCGTCTCGTTATGGATGCCTTCAGGCGCATTGCGGATCAGGACAAAAACAGCAGCACGTGAAAAGTCCAGAATTCCCGGCGTCTTGCGCAGCTGGGCACTCCACGAGCTCCAGGGTTCTTCTTTGTTTGCGATGATCTCTTTCGCCCGACGCAACACGCCACCCGGGATCTCGTAAATGTTGTAATCCATCGGCAGCAGGGCGGCCGCGATTTCAATATCAAGAGTGTCGAGCGTATGTTTCAGATCCGGATTGCGATCGGTAGGGTTACCGCCGCCAGCATTGGTACCAGTGTCAGTGCGCTGGATAGCTTTCTTACCTGCTTTCTTAAGCCACTTAGCAGTAACACCATCACGGTCAATTTTTTTGCCCGGGGCAGTGATAGATGAATTGCTGTTGTGTGCGTCGATCCACTCTTTGAAGAACGAGACAAGCTGTGCCAGCTGCGGTGCCGGACCTTCGACTGGCCAGACAGACTGGACATCAGTAAACAGGTCCGCCAGGGTTTCAGGAAACACATGCTGCAGCTGGCGCAGATCATGATTACGGCAGGCCAGCAGCACGTTCTGCGGATAGGTTGCGTCCATGTCCAGGCTGATACGGGTGATCTCGGCTTTCTGTTCGGCGCTCAGCTCGCTAAATAAGCCAAACAGCCAGATACCCAGTACGCGCTGATCGTAGCTATAGTTCTGATGAGTGGTTACACCGGTGTCAGTGGTACCCGTTTCTGCCGCCGGGGCCTGCTGGGTTTCAATCCACGACTGCACGATATTAGCTCTTCCATCCTCTGAAGACGTCGCGTACAAGCAGGCAAACTGACTCACCAGATCTGCAGTCATATTGTCGCGATAGTCTTCTGGCCATACCTGCCGGATTGCGCGGATAACCCCTGCCGTTACCCCACCAGTAAGATTTACTACCGCTGGATCAGTCAGCGCGGCAACAACAATGCTTAAGGTTTCACTGTTGTCAGCCTGTACCGCTTCTTTGACTTCGTTCAGTTGCTCACGGTCAATGTGCTGCTGGTCAAACATCCACGCGGCAGCAATCTGCTGAGGCAAGGAGAGCTCACGAATAGAAGTCCATCCGTCATCCTTACCGAAATCATTTTCATCCTCCAGGTCTGCTGATTCGGCTGGCATGCTGGTGGGGTTGTTTTGAGGGGCCGGCAGTTTGCCGCTGAGCCAGTCTTCAACCAGCTGGGCACGTTCGCTGGCTTCAGCTAACACCCAGTCTTTTACGAAGTGGGCAATGCGTTCGGCTTCGTGGTTCTGATCCTGAGGGAATATAGCTTTAACCGCCTTGATCAGCTTCCATTCCACATGCGCGGAAAGCTCCTTGATAGCCGGGGCGTCTGCAATGGCCAACAGCAATCCCTTAACAAAACAGCCCTCGCCGTTACCTTCCATAACGCCGATCTCGATGTGCTGCTCCAGAGTGATCTGGTCCAACTCGGTATCATGCATAAGGTGCGCAATGAGGCGCTGGATCAGACGCAGGCGAGACAGCGGGCGAAGCTCTGCATCGGCGGCTGGCTGGTCAGGCTGGGTTTCCACATTCACGACCGGTGCAGCAGCTGCGCCAGCTTCACCCAGGACCGGGCTCCATGAACGGCCATCGTCGCCGAGGGTATAGCGGTCGCACCAGGTATCATCCAGCACGCCTTCTTCCGGCAGATCGTCAGCGACATGCCAGTCGGTGCGCTGCGGCAGCTGGTAGTCAGCACCGCGGCCAACAGCAATATCGGCGTCGTCAAGAATGTTGAGGATCTCGCGTTCTGCGCGAGAGTCGGATTTTGCAGATAACCAGCAGAAGAGGTTTTTCCGCTCGGATTTTGCTTTAGCTTTAATCACAAACGCGTAGGTGTTCATTGCGTCTAAGCTCCTTTGGGTTGTAAGATCCCCGGCGCTTTATAAGCCGCCTGACTTTGGTGGTTGTAATTTCCGGTGTGCTTTGGTCGGCCTACACCGGAGGGAGAGCCCGCTTCGGCGGGTTTTTTCGTTACAGGGTCACGGCTGGCTGTTCGCCGTTACGAATAATGCGATCCACTTCGAAACACTCGCCCGCAACATGCTGCTCAACAGCTGCCGCTTCACACTGGCGCTGGTCTTCATACACACCCAGCACCACATCCTGAAAATCGCCGTTGGTCATACCCACGGTCAGCACTAACGCGAATAACGTATTCATCAGTGCGTCCCCGCCGGGACCAGATGCGGCTCAATGTTGCGGGCGGCGAACGGCTGGCGGATATGACGCAGGTTGCCTTGCGGCTCGTGCCAGTACATGCCTTCGATATGATTAAACGAGACGAGCCAAGCTGCGCCGGTGCGGCTGTTGCGCATGGCTACTGCTTTCCCGCTGTTTGGTACTGCCTTGTTGGTAGTTGCCATCTCATCCTCCCGGTCTTTCCCGGCGTCAGAACGTTTGTTTAACCTGACAACGCTGCGCGTGTTGTCGATGCATTGAAGATTACAACTTAAAGTTTCGCGTGTAAAGGTGAAGAAACAAAAAGTTTCGTTTGGGGGTAAAAAAAGACACCTCGGGTGGGTGTCTCATTTGGCGAGAAACTATGGCTTGTTATTTTTGCTGATTGTGGATGATGTCAAAAACATCACTTTTGAGAAGATCAATTTCGTGTAACACGGTCTTTGTATGCAGTATGAGGCGCAGCTTTTCTGCCTCAGGCAACTGGTTGAAGAGGGACAATAAAGCCTCTTCTTTTTCGTCCAGCTCTCTGCGTGTGCTGGTGGTTAGCACGGCGTTCTCAGCATCCCCATCCTCATCCATAAAGAACCAGTGCTCGGGCTTACGGGAAACAGCTGCAAGGCGTTTCAGACGCTCGCCGCTGGCCACTGTTTTTCCCTTTGACCAGTTTTGGACAGCCGTATGGGAGAGCATGACCTGTTTTGCGAGATCGGCCATATTCCAGCCATTTTCGGTCATGACCTGCTTAATTCTTTTTGCGAATACGGGATGAGTGATTTTATTCATATCGTTATTTTACAACCTTTGGTTTCGCGTAGCACTCCAACTATTTGTTTCGCTTTTCTTGCAACTTAAGGTTTCGTCTAGTATCCTCATGTCATTCCACTCACAGGAGGCCGCATGAAGAAATCACTCAAAGAAAAAATCACCAACACAATGTCGCGCGTCGATATTGGAGCCCAGCTAGGCATTTCATCTCAGGCAGTAAGCAAGTGGATGAGCCAAGGGAAAGTACCTGCAGGGCGTGTCGTCCCTCTTTGCAAAGTACTGAATTGGGCTGTCACGCCTCATGAAATAGATCCTGGTGCCTATCCAAATCCAACTGATGGTTTACCACGGCAGGAGCACTAACCATGCAATCACTGACATATCAGCAGAGTAACCCGTTTATGCAGACAGCGATGATAAATCGCTCTCAAGCCTCGGATGCCTTACCTAGTCATAGCGAGATTCGGGACGCCGTTCGCGCCTGGGCAGCGGCAGCAGGGCAGGACGCTGTAGCCGCACACATTGTGGATCAGTGGCGCAGCTGCGGCGGCGAGGGTGTTGAATTTCCGGCAGATATCAGTCGCGCCCGACAGAAATTATTCCGGTACCTAGATAACCGTTTTGATACCGAAGACTGCCGGGAGCGGGTTCGCCAGCTGACACCCGCCATTCTGGCCGTTCTGCCGCTGGAGCATCGCGGTGCCCTGGTGGGCGGCGACTGCAAGCTGACGCGGCTGGCACATGCCGAGAAGGAAGTGGCCGAGGCAAAGCGCGCGGTGATGCTGGACGCGCCCAGGCACCAAAAACTTAAGGAGATGAGCGAGGGCATAGTGTCGATGTTTCGCCTTGAGCCGGATCTGGCCGGGCCGCTGATGGCCATGGTTTCAACAATGCTGGGGGGTGTATGACAGGTCTGAAAATGGTGAAAGCCGCGGTGCTAGAACACCAACGGCTTTCGGGTGCAAAAACAGGGAGTAATTGCGGAGAACAGTATGACAAACATGGCTGAAGTAATCAATTTCCCCATGAAAACCGAACAAACAGGAGGTCCTATGGCCGACCTGTCCAACGGGTACACCAGGATCGCCAACGAGATTCAGAAGCTGAAGCCGCGCCTGCGCATGTCAGGGCGTGAATGGCAGTGCCTGGAAGCGGTGATCTGGCTGACCTACGGATGGAACAAGAAGCAGGACCGGGTTACGAATACCGTAATTTCCGGTCTTACAGGCCTGGCAGATACCCATGTTTCTGATGCGATCAGCTCCCTGGCTGAGCGTGGAATTATTTTCAGCAACAAGCAGGGCGTGATGAAAATTGTCGGTATAAATACTGACCTTTCTGCCTGGATTTTAGACAAACCGAAAACGGGAAAACTCTTCCCGAAAACGGGAAAATCCTTCCCGAAATCGGGAAAAACCTTCCCGGAAACGGTAGCCACCCAAGACTATAACAATAACAATATTAAAAGATCATCGTCAGAGAATTCTGGCGAATCCTCAGACGACCGCCTGAAGTCGTTTTTATCAGCTCATCCTGATGCAGTAATTTACACCCCCAATTTCACCAAGTGGGGTACAGCAGCAGACCAGCAATGCGCTGAGTGGATCCTTGCCCTACTCGAAAAAGTTAAACCCTTCCCGAAGAAACCCGTTCTTGCTGCCTGGGCTAATGACGTACGCCTGATGCGTGACCTCGACGGACGTAGCCATCGCGAGATCTGCGAGCTCTTCCAGTGGGCCAGCAAAGATGCGTTCTGGCACACGAACATCCTCTCGCCTGCAAAACTCCGTGCTAAGTGGGACACGCTGAGCCTTCAGCGAGACGCTGCTGGCCGCAAGCCCATCAGCGATGCACCGGCCAGTGACGCGCACTGGAACAGCCCTGAAGCCTGGAAGGATTTCATATGAACCACGAACTGTTTCATGCGGTACAGAGCCGCGACGGCGAAATGCTGGCGCGTATGGCGGGCGGCAGCCGCGAGCAGGCCAAGGTGATCAACAGCGATGCCGAGCGCATGGTGGATCTCCTGTTCAGCCAGCTCAAGCAGGTCTTTCCAGCTTCCACGCAGACCAACCTGCGCAGCGAGGCGGATGAGCGTACTGCTAAACAGCAGTGGATCGCCACGTTTGCCGAAAACGGTATCCGCAGCCGCGAGCAACTGGTGGCCGGGATGCAGAAAGCACGCGCCAGCGTGTCACCGTTCTGGCCGTCGCCGGGGCAGTTCGTCGCCTGGTGCCGTGAGGGCAAGGGTCTGCTCGGTGTGAGTCCGGCGGATGTCATGACCGAATTCTGGAAGTGGCGGAAGCTCGTTTTTAAATATCCCACCAGCGAGCAATACCCGTGGCCACAGCCGCTGCTGTATCACGTTTGCCTGGAGCTGCGCCGCCGGGGTGTTGACCGTCAGATGAACGAGAAAGAGCTGCTCAGCGAAGCCGGGCATCTGCTGGCGCACTGGGAAAAGCGTGTTGCTGACGGCAAGCCGATCCCGCCGGTCCGCCGCGCGCTGGCAGCACCGAACCAGGACCGGGGACCGACACCCGCAGAAATGCTGATGGCTGAGTACAAACGCCGCCAGGCGCAGGGGAGGGGGTGATCATGGCCAGCAAATCACTCTGGGCAATCGTCGACTACCTACGCGAAAACCAGACCGTCACCCCGCGTCAGGTGCAGGCCTTGCTGGGATGCGACTGCAAAAAAGCACACAACCTGCTGCTGCACCTGATCCGGCGCTCTGTTGTTCGCCGCACAGGCGAGCCGCATCACCCGGTTTTTACGCTGGTGCCAGGCGGAGAGTCGAACATCAAGCGACCCAAACCAGCAATGCGGCCAGCACCTGCAGTGCCAGCGCTAAAAGCAAAGCAGCCAGCAAAAGCAGCCAAAGAACCATCAGGGCCGTCCATTGCGGACGTTTGCCGCCAGAATTGGCAGGGCTACAAAATTCATAAAATTTTTGGGAGTGCACGGGCATGAGTGAACCGAACAACAAAGAGCTGATCGCTGTGGGTCATGAGTTTGCTAAGGCGCTGAGCAGCGACATGCCGATCATCGAAATCGCGAAAATGATTTCTCGCCTGGCCGAACGGCTGGACTGCACCACGGCTGCGCTGCGCGAAACGGTCAAACAGCGTGATGCGCTGACGGCGGACAACGTGGCCCGCGCAGAGATCATCGGCCAGCTGGTCTGGCAGTACAGCGCCAGCGGCATTAAGCCGGTGGAGAAATCGCTGAACCCGGCCTCCGCGCTGCTGTTCGATGCACTGGAGGTATTGCGGCAGCCAGCGACTGCTGCAGCGGTTAACGAGCTGAAAGCGCAGGGCGTTGAGACAGCGGCTGCATCTTATCACCCGCAGGTGGTCACCGGTGGAAGCGATGACCTACAGGAAAACGGGTTGTGTATTCGCGAAGACCTGCTGACTATTGCCAGTAAGCTACGTGACGGGGAGGCTGTATGACTGACTTCACCAACGAGCAGTTGATAGCGTATTTACAGGATGAACTGAAGCTACTCAGGGAAGTTTCTGCAAAATTACCGCGCACCACTGCGTTAAAAATGGACATCGTTATTCACGAGGCGGCACTGGCAGCGCTTACGTCTGCGCCGGTAGTTCCTGAAGAATGCCCGGCAGCGATTCGCGACCTGATGGCGTCGCATTCTGATGATCTCTTTGACGACGCGGACGCACAGCAGATATGGGACGCCTGCCGCGCCGCCATGATTACGGCAGTTCCGGGCAAGGAGAGCTAATGGATCCGCTTCTGCAATACGCCACCAGCCGCATCATCGAGCTGGAGTGTCTGCTGCTGGTGGATGTGCCGGAAACAGTCTGGCCTGCCGAGGTTGGTCTGGTTTACGCACAGGTTGAAAGCGCCGGGGATCTCCCGGCGCACTAGAAGGGTCAGATTTTTGCCTGGTTAACACGCGCTGAAAGTTCACTATGGCTTTCTTTTCTCTCGCTGTAGCGATCGGCAAGATACTCTGTCTGGTTTTTTAAAATCAGTGTGATTTTGAAAAGCTCTTCGGTGACATCAACAATTCGGTCATACCATGGGGATGGCTTCATGCGCCCATCCTCATCAAACTCCTGCCAGGCCTTTGGGACTGATGACTGGTTAGGAATTGTGAACATACGCATCCAGCGACCAAGGATCCGCATCTGATTGACGGCATTAAATGACTGCGAACCTCCGCACACTTGCATAATAGCAAGCGTTTTGCCCTGTGATGGCCTGACAGCGCCTTCACTTAGTGGGATCCAGTCAATCTGAGCTTTCATAACCGAACTCATTGCACCATGGCGTTCTGGTGAGCTCCAGACCATCCCGTCGCACCATCTAACCAGTTCACGCAGTTCCACCACCTTAGGGTGGGTCTCAGGAGCATCATCAGGAAGAGGCAGGCCTGACGGATTAAATATCTTCACTTCCGCGCCCATCTGCGTCAGAAGTCGGCCGGCTTCTTCAGCTGCAAAGCGGCTGTAGGAGCGCTGGCGTACCGATCCGTATAAAACCAGTATGCGAGGTGCGTTCTGAGCCTGAAAATGCTCTGCGATGTGCCTGTCAAAATACGCGGGGTCGAGTGCAGGATAATTCTCCACAGTACATTCCTCAGCTTTGAAGGTTGTTTAAATAATTACATATATGATTTACCATATGTGTAATTAAACGCTATCGGAGATAAAAATGCTACATCCGGTTCTGCTTTTCAAAACGCTTTCCGATGAAACAAGGCTGTCTATTGTGATGCTGCTGAGGGAGTCGGGAGAGTTATGTGTATGTGACATCTGCGCAGCAATGGGTGAGTCGCAACCCAAGATTTCGCGGCATATGGCGATACTCAGGGAATATGGCCTTGTTTCTGACAGAAGGGAGGGGAAGTGGGTTCACTATCGCTTGTCTCCTCATATGCCAGCCTGGGCGGCGACCATTATTGATGACACCTGGAACTGCCTGCGGGATGAAACCCGCGACAGGTTAAAATCGGCAATACCAGGCACGTGTTAAGTAAATAGGATGCATGTAGCAAATCATATGTGATGGAGTAAGCGATGTTAGTGGCAGGTGTGATTTTTCTGTTTACGCTGGTTCTGGTGATCTGGCAGCCTAAAGGGTTGAGTATTGGATGGAGCGCCAGCATAGGTGCAGTTCTGGCGCTGGTCAGTGGTGTGATCCACGTCAACGATATCCCGGTAGTATGGAATATTGTGTGGAACGCAACAGCGACGTTTATTGCTGTGATTATCATCAGCCTCCTGCTGGATGAGTCTGGCTTTTTCGAGTGGGCAGCCCTTCATGTGTCCCGTTGGGGCAATGGGCGTGGACGACTGCTTTTTACTTACATTGTGCTTCTCGGTGCGGCTGTAGCTGCCCTGTTCGCTAACGACGGTACTGCGCTGATCTTGACACCCATAGTTATCGCCATGTTGCTGGCGCTGGGATTCAGCAAGCAGGCAACGTTGGCATTTGTTATGGCTGCTGGCTTTATCGCTGATACTGCCAGCCTCCCGCTTATAGTCTCGAACCTGGTGAATATTGTCTCGGCAGACTTCTTTAAGATGGGATTTGCAGAATATGCCTCGGTTATGGTCCCGGTCGATATTGCCGCCATTGTGGCAACGCTGGTCATGCTGCATCTCTTTTTCCGTAGGGACATCCCACCGGTATATGACCTGTCGAAACTACAGGAGCCAGCCCGCGCCATTAAAGATTTGGCGACATTCAGAACAGGCTGGATTGTGCTCCTGCTCCTTCTTGCCGGGTTTTTCGTGCTTGAACCTTTGGGGATCCCTATCAGCGCAATCGCAGCAGCAGGTGCGTTAATTTTGTTCGCTGTGGCAAAAAAAGGACATGCGATCAATACCGGAAAAGTGTTGCGTGGAGCGCCCTGGCAAATCGTGATTTTCTCACTAGGAATGTACCTGGTGGTATATGGGTTGAGGAATGCAGGACTGACGGAATACCTGTCCGGTGTGCTGAATGTACTCGCTGAACAGGGCTTATGGGTTACTACATTGGGAACAGGTTTCATCACAGCATTCCTGTCATCCATAATGAACAATATGCCTACCGTACTCATTGGCGCGCTTTCAATTGATGGCAGTACGGCATCAGGTGTTATTAAAGAAGCAATGATTTACGCCAACATTATCGGATGCGATTTGGGGCCAAAAATTACCCCGATTGGTAGCCTGGCGACACTCCTCTGGCTCCATGTACTTGCACAGAAAAACATGACCGTTACATGGGGGTACTATTTCCGGACAGGCATCATCATGACTGTGCCGGTTCTGTTTGTGACGCTTGCAGCGCTGGCGTTACGTCTCTCTTTCACACTGTAGTGAGATACTGATATGAGCAATATTACCATTTATCATAATCCGGCCTGTGGCACCTCCCGTAATACGCTGGAGATGATCCGGAATAGCGGTGTTGAACCTACCGTTATTCTGTACCTTGAAACACCGCCGTCGCGTGAGGAGTTACTGAAGCTCATTTCGGATATGGGCATAACTGTGAGGGATCTTCTTCGCAAAAATGTAGAACCTTATGAAGAGCTCGGCCTTGCAGAAGACAGGTTCACTGACAGCCAGCTGGTTGAGTTCATGCTACAGAGTCCGATCCTGATTAATCGCCCGATTGTAGTCACGCCCCTGGGAACCCGCCTTTGCCGCCCGTCGGAAATGGTGCTGGATATACTGCCTGAACAACAGAAAGGATCGTTCATTAAAGAAGATGGTGAGAAGGTGGTTGATGAATCCGGTCATCGTGTGAAGTGATAAAATTTATGCAGATCGGCATCCTTCTTATGCTGCTGCTGACCTAACTGAAAGCAAGCCACACTCGTTGTGGCTTTTTTATTCAATGGGTTACAGAGGGACTAAGAAGTGGTCACATGGCTCTTAGAACGTTTAACAAGTTGATCATTACCATCATAGCGTGTACTGTTTATTTATACAGTATTCGATGTGTGGTTGAAGCACTCCAGTAAAAAATTTTGTTTTTCTTCCGGCGAACCTATTAGGAAATTTGCGCGATTTGATATTTTGGTTCTATGAAGAGGATTTCTCCCCGCCGGGAGGACGTATTTGTTGATAGCAAAGAAGGGGGTTTTTGTGGCTGAGATGTGTCCTGATGGAGGTGAGTATTTATACCGGGTAGTCCGGTCCGATGGTACAGCGGTATGCTCGTTTCATCTCAGACCCGGAGATCGCGTACTACTCTCCAGCAATGGCTTAGAGGTTGGCCATAAGCATCTCCTTGCAGATGAACGCGTCACATCCCGAGAAGTGCTGGTCGAGATCGTAAGAGAGTTATCGGCCTGCAATTGACCTTTTTAGTGCCTGAATAGCATAATGGTGTTCCGGCCTGAACAACCGGTAACCTGACCACGATGCGCCACGGAGAACACCATGGCGCAGCAGTTACAACTCATCAAGCAGTCCTCAGGAATCCTGATCCCCGCCACGCCGGAGACCAGCGATTTTCTGCAATCAAAATGTAAGCTGGGCGCGGTACTCGAGGCGGACTTCCGCCAGCTGCGCAATCCGGCATTTCATCGCAAATTTTTCGCGCTGCTGAATCTGGGCTTTGAATACTGGGAACCTACCGGCGGGGCGATTTCTTCCAACGAGCGCAGGCTGGTTACCGGCTATGCTAAATTCCTGGCCTCATACGGTGGGAGTGAGGGGGCGCTGCTGGATGCCGCTGAGCAGTATTTAGTGCGAATCGCTGATAAGCGCGCCGGTAGTATCAGCCTCTGCAAATCCTTTGATGCCTATCGTTCCTGGGTGATCGTGGAAGCCGGCCATTATGACGCAATCCAGCTTCCGGACGGCACCCTCCGCAAGCACCCCAGAAGCATTGCCTTCGCCAGTATGGACGAGCAGGAGTTCCAGCAGCTCTATCGCGCAGCGCTCGACGTGCTGTGGCGCTGGATCCTGTCCCGGGCATTCCGCAGCCAGGCGGAGGCCGAAAACGCCGCCGCACAGCTGCTGAGTTTCTAGGGATGATGGCGATGAACAAAATATACCGCAGCAGAAAATGGTTGGCCGCCGTCGGCCAGATCGAACAGTGCGTACTATGTGGCGCTTGGGGCACTCAGGTGGCGCACCGGAATGAAGGGAAGGGGACAGGCCTGAAAACGGACGACTGCGCCAGCGCCGCGCTCTGCGTTTGCTGCCATAACAGTATCGACAACGGCAACAAGCTGACGCGCGACGAACGCCGCCAGATGATGGATCGCGCCATTGTACTGACCCTGATCCAGATTGCCCGCCGTGGGCTGGTGATACCCGCATGAAAATCTACGATATTACGCCGATTGGCAAACCCCGCATGACGCAGCGCGATCGCTGGCACAAGCGCCCGGCGACTGCTGCTTACTGGGCCTATAAAGCGCAGGTGCGGCTGCTGGGCGTCACACTCCCGGAGTCTGGTTATCACGTCACGTTTGTAATCCCGATGCCGAAAAGCTGGAGCCTGAAGAAGCGCGCTCAGCACGATGGGCAGCCGCACCAGCAGAAACCAGACAAGGACAACCTTGAGAAGGCGCTGCTCGATGCGATCTTCAATGACGACAGCCGCATCTGGGATGGCCGGGTTACGAAGATCTGGGGCGAGAAAGGGCAAATTATTATCAAAACACAGGAAGGGGCAGAGGCATGATTCACGCGGCAGAAGTTGGCAAACAAGGGGAGCATGCGCGCCTGCGTACGCTGGAGAGCGTCTGGATCCAGGGCAAGCTGCGCATGTGGGGCCGCTGGTCCTATATCGGCGGCGGTAGTGCCGGGAATATGTTTAATCAGCTGCTGACCAGCAAAACGGTGAGCAAAAGCGCGATCAATGAAGCCCTGCGGCGAATGAAGAAGGCAGGAATATCAAAGCCCGAGCTGGAAGAGTTCCTCCATGAAATGCTCAACGGCAAAAATAAAAGCAGCCTGGCGTTTTGCTCCGACGATGAGGGATTAAAAATTGATGGGGTGATCAGTGCTGTGCTGGTCAGCCAGGGCTATGAAGGCCTGCTAGGTATTGTGGCGCAGCGCTACCGCTGGCGAAAGAGCAAACGGCAGATGGCCGAGGAGCTGCAGGAACAACACCCGGACTGGAGCTATATGACGTGCCGTCGCAGAATCGATATGTGGCTAAGTCTGGCGGAATCGATGCTTTACAGGCCAATGTGTGACACGTTCGGCACAAATAGTGAAAGATTTTACTTGCAAAGTGAGCCATCTGGTGATTGAATTGTGATAGGCTCGGGACGTTAAAGCGAACTGAGCAGCAGAAAATATAAGAAGCCCGCCACCGAGCGGGTTTTTTTATGTCCCGCACCACGCTCGGCGCATTTCAACCATAGACCCTTTCAGAGGTGAGCTTTGGTTAGTTTGCTGTTTAATTAGAAGTATCTATTACCCACTTTAAAGCTGATTCATAAAGCAAAATTTCTTCTACCGAAGCACTGCTTTCATAGATAGCCACATACTTATTTGTGAGAAATTTGATAAGCAATTCTTTGCTTATTTCCTGCTCCGGGTCTGACTGGAAGATGTCAATGACAGCTCTCCCGATAATCCAGTCTTCATCATTCATGCCAATTCCAGTATGAGAAAAAGGCATCATGACTCTATTCCTACTGTATTGACAGGATTATCACGAAATAAGTCTATGTGTTCCTTTGAAAATCAGAAGAGCAGGCGTGAATTCTTATGCCTGAAACCCTTTTTACTACTCCCAGCACCCCGACCCATCGGAGGTGAGAGATATGTCCCATATGAGCAAACTCGTAACCGGTGTCGCGCTCGGCACGTCCGGCGGCACAATCCTGAACGGTGTTCTGACAAAGCTAAGCCCTGATGAATGGAGCGCCGTCGGTGTACTGGCTGGTATCGCGGGCATCATCATAACCGGGCTCATTAACTGGTACTTCAAACGAAAGGTCGCTAACGCGCAGGTAAAAGCCCTGGAGAAGTACGGTCCCGCAGTCAAAGTCGGAGATGATTAAATGCCAATGACCAGCCGCCTGCGTAACAAACTCATCGCCGCCGCTGGTGGTGGTGCAATGCTGATCGCCTCCCTGTTCCTCGGCGGGCAGGATGGCGTCGAAGGGCGCAAGTACGTAGCCTATAAAGACGTCGCCGGGGTGTGGACCGTCTGCGATGGCCACACGGGCCGCGATATCGTGAGAGGGAAGACATACACCGATCGCGAGTGTGACAACCTGCTGTGGAAAGACCTGCAACCAGCCAAGAAGACGGTTGATAGTCTGGTCAAAGCGCCGCTAAACGAGTATCAGCGCGCCGCGCTCTACAGCTTCGTCTTTAACGTTGGCTCTGACGCTTTCTCGAAGTCCACTCTGCTGCGCAAGCTGAATAAAGGCGATCATGCTGGAGCGTGCGAAGAGATGCGCCGCTGGGTTTACGCTGGTGGCATGAAGTGGAAGGGCCTACAGAACCGGCGCGAGATGGAACGTAGCTTGTGCCTGGCGGAGAGCAAACATGACCTTTAGCCTTCGAACAGTTCTGCTGATCGCTCTCGTGGTGATGCTGCTTGGTATTGGTTATGGCGAGCTACGTTACCGGAATGGCTGGTACGCTCACGCCGACCACATCAACGCTCTGGCCGCCGGTAAGCGCGCTAAAGCTGAAAAGGCCATTCAGCCTGTTGAGCAGCAAGCCGCGAAGGCCAGTAACGAGGGCCGCATCATCTACCGAACCATAACCCGCGACGTGGTGAAATATGTCCAGGATCCGAATCATACCGTTTGTGCTTTTGACGATGAGTCTGTCCGGCTGCGGCAACGCGCTATCGACGCTGCCAACTCCATCAGCGGATTTGATGCAGCCCCCGTGCAAGGCAAGTGATGCTGGTGCAGACAGCGACGCCGATCTTCAGGCTGACAACGAGACAGCGCAATGCCTGCGCCAGCTGCGGCTCAATACTTATCGCTGGCAGGCCTGGTATAACGCAGTGAAATAAAAAAAGCCCTCAGAAACAGGAAACCCAAATGTTTCTGAGGGAGTGCAAACGCACAATCGCTACGCAACTAAGTATGCTGATCTATAAGCATTTAGCACTGAGATTTAGCCGGAAAACATTCTTTAAGAAAAGCAAAATGTGCCAGCGCTTAAAAACTGACACCAGCGCTGTACTCACTGTCGCTCTAATGGCCTATGCTGACCGCAGCATATTGAAGCGGAGGGGATATGAAACAGCCTTTGGATTTGAACAAAGTGGCGGTATGGCAGCTTACGTTCCGGTTCTCCACGGCATCTGACCCGTACGGCCAGGGCATCCACTTTGTGCGGGCGCTGGAAAACGAGCCGACGAGCCAGCTGTATGACAGAATCTTTGATGAGATCGACACTGAGCTACGCGCCGAGTACGGTGCTTATCATTTCGAGCACTGCGACATCAGGCCCGCGATAATGAAAGAAGACTGACCGCCTCCGGGCGGTTTTGTTCTTTCCTTACACAGATAGCAGACGTGTTGCTCTCGCCTGTATCACTAAAGTTAGTAGGATTTTTCTTAGGTCGTTGATTTGCTGTGTAACATCTTGTAATGATTGTTATGCCTTTAATAACAATCATATAATTATGAAAACCTTAAAAGTGATCAGCAGCTTTTTTCTGCTTCTTTCTGCACACAGCAATGCAGCCTGGCAAGAGCGCGAGCTCAATACCTGGTATGAGAAAGACCGGGTTTTATACGACATTACGCAAACTGTTGACGACAACCCTGTGATGATAAGTATTGCTCAGGCTGACTTTAAAACAGCTAATCTTGCTGTTTCATATATGTCTAATGGAGGATGTTCAGACCACTCCCCGCCGCTAAGAATAAACAATACCATTGTGCCTGCCGCTTATAAGTGTGTGCCGGTGGGGAAGAATAAAATTGAGCACTACTTCGTTGATGACGCCGATAAGGTCAATGCCCTGGTGGGGCACCTTAAATCAGACTTTACGGCAGTGATTCAGGGAGACATAAAACTCTGGGCAGCAAATATCAAGTCGCCCAAGTACGGAATGACTCCGAAGTTCTGACGAGCTGGAAAACCCAAACCGCCTTCGGGCGGTTTTTTATTGCCAGGAGAAAAACCATGAAGCACTAAGCGGATAGACCGCTGCCGAAAGGCAAAGCAGCAGTCATGATGCTGCCCCGAGTCGCCATCGAGCGAGCCTGTGTAGTGATGGGTCAGGGTCATAGATTAAAACAAGCTCCGGTAAAGCAGCGCGAACGCCAGACGCGCACCGGTTATCAGCGGCGATGAAGCGACAGTACCTCAACGGCATGAGCGCGGCCACTGCGTGAATGTGGCTGGCAGCACAAGGCGCTTTTACGAAGAGCCTTGTGCTCTAGAGTATTTACTGAAGATGCCAATTTTAATTCAGTAACAATTTTATGATCTATGCTTCTTCTTTTTTAGGTAGGCCTTCATAAATTTGTCTAATCACATCAACACCATATTTGCGCTCAAGTCTGCGCACTATAAAATGACCCTTTGCCATATCCTGATAATGATCAATAAAAAGAGCATTTAAAGTTGCCCCGGCGGCGGCACCAATGATAGGGAGCGTTTGGAGAAGTACTTTATCAGTTACTTGGATACTGAACTTTTCCGCAATTTTTTGGATCAGAGCTATCAACCAAGGTGCGCTTTTTTCAAAAGCAGTTTCAGCTGCTTCTGCAGCAATTTTCTCTGTAGTGTATTCAACTGCTTTACCTACTGCTTGAGAAAGACCCATCCTTGTTGCGTAATAGCCCGTTTCTGAATCGTCATCATGTTTACTTGCACCACCCAAAGCGAAAACTTCAAGGCACGCGTTTTGAGTCTCCGTTTCACTTATAGATTCGCCTTCGCTTCTCGCGATGTCAGCGATTGAACGCAACATTATTGTCGTCGAGATGGGTAACTCAATTGCAAGAGCTGCAACCCCAAAAAATCCACCAACTCCTCCACTAACCATGACCCCAAACTTATGCCAATAGTTTGATGATTCATCGTTAGGGGCATCCTTCATGGTGAATAAAGCGGCCTGGCAGGCTTTACCCAAAGAAATGCTGGTTACTTCATTGATGGTTTTAGTTACTTTTTCAGGAAGATACTCCATTGGCTTCGAGATGAATGAGCCTAATGCATCTGTAGCTTTTGATAGAAACCCTGGGTTTTCAAGCAAGTCTTTTGCAAACTGCAGGCTTTTTAATTCTTCTGTATCTAAAGTCATGTTCTCACCGTGCATTGATAGTCTTAAGGTGTTATCGGCAATGCAAATTATTGCTTTAACCTTAAATATTTAACCTAAATTTGCATTGCTTATCTTCTGTTGGGAATCACAATGGCTTTATGGAGCAATCATGCAGAGTGACGCAACACAACGACCATCTCCACCCCACCTGTTTGTAGATAACTCCGACTTCAAACCTTACATCCGCATTATTTCTGCCGAAGGCGTTCACGAATGGCTGCATGCCGAGATTCTCAGCGAAGAGGGCAATCTGCATAACCCTGACCATGCTCACCTACTGGAGGCCGATTTGTGCTTCCTCTGGGCGTCAAATGCCTTCGATAAGAAGGGACGAACTGTACTGGGCCAGGCGGAAGAGGTGATGATGCGCGCTGGGGGCTGGCAAAAGGCTCGTATGGAGCAGCAGATGTATGAATGGTTCGGACGCATCCCAGATTTCATCATTACCCTGGCGGCAGATTACTGCGTTCAGTGTTCGGATCTTGAATTCTGCGCGCTGGTGGAGCACGAGCTTTACCACATCGCCCAGGAGACGGATGAGTTTGGCGCACCGAAGTTCACGCGTGAAGGGCAGCCGAAGCTGAAACTGCGTGGCCACGATGTGGAAGAGTTTGTCGGCGTAGTCCGGCGGTACGGTGCCAGCCGCGATGTGCAGCAGCTGGTGGACGCTGCGAACAACCCTGCTGAGGTTGCCCATCTTGATATCGCCAGGGCATGCGGAACGTGCCTGCTGAAGCTGGCTTAATTTTTGACTGATTATGACAGGCAGGTAACCAATGGCGGCATTAAAAGGAGAGGTCAAAGCCTTTATCGTCCAGTCGTTGGCCTGTTTTGATACGCCCTCTCAGGTAGTCGAGGCCGTCAAAAAAGAGTTCGGCCTTACGATCACCCGCCAGCAGGTGGAATCACACGACCCGACGAAAGCGAACGGGAAAGGCCTGGCGCAGAAGTGGGTGGACATGTTCAACACCACCCGCGATCGCTTCCAGAATGAAATCTCTGATATCCCGATCGCGAACAAGGCGTACCGGCTGTGGACTTTAAATCGCATGGCCACCAGCACAGAGAAAATGAAAAACTTTGCGCTGACGGCCCAGCTGATTGAGCAGGCGGCGAAGGAAGTCGGTGACGCCTACACAAACAGGCAGAAGGTTGAGCACACCAGCCCGGATGGCAGCATGACGCCGAAGCCGACGACAATCAGACTGGTGGGAGTAGAGCCAACTAATGGAAAGCCAAGTTGACCTCCAGATACCCGCGAAGCTGGTCCCTGTTTTTGCAACTGAAGGTATTCGTTATCGCGGCGCGTATGGTGGGCGTGGATCCGCCAAAACACGCACTTTTGCCCTGATGAGTGCGGTTAAAGCATACCAGGCGGCAGAGTCAGGTCATAGCGGGGTAATCCTCTGCGCCCGTGAGTTTATGAACTCCCTGGAAGAATCATCCATGGAGGAGATTAAGCAGGCCATTAGGTCTGTTCCCTGGTTGGATGATTACTTCGATATTGGCGAAAAGTACATTCGTACCAAAAATCGCAAGGTCGGATATGTGTTTTGCGGCCTTCGCCACAACCTGGACAGCATCAAGTCTAAGGCGCGCATTCTTGTCGCCTGGGTCGATGAGGCCGAATCAGTTTCTGCAACAGCCTGGAAGAAGCTGCGACCAACCGTTCGTGAAAAAGGTTCTGAAATATGGGTGACATGGAACCCGGAAAAAGACGGTAGTTCCACAGACAAGCTGTTCAGAAAGAACCCTCCGCAAAGCTCCATGATCGTCGAAATGAACTATGGCGATAACCCATGGTTTCCTGAGGTGCTCGAAGAGGAGCGGCGGGAAGATCTTAAAAACCTCGATTACGCAGATTATGCGTGGATCTGGGAAGGGGCTTATCTCGAAAACTCTGACAAGCAGGTCCTGGCGAATAAGTATGTCGTCCAGAGCTTTGATGACAATCTGTGGCAAAAAGCGGAGCGCTTACTTTTCGGAGCCGACTTTGGTTTTGCCAAAGACCCGAATACCCTCATCCGGATGTTTATCCTCGACAGTAGCCTCTACATCGAATATGAAGCCTACGGTACCGGCGTAGAGCTGGATGATATGTGGAAGTTCTACGCCGGAAAGGAAGGCGCGAAGCCCAAACAGCTTGAAGAGTGGAAGGTCACCGACGAAGCGAAATACCCCGGCATACCTGAGGCACGTAAGTGGCCTATCAAAGGTGACAACTCTCGCCCTGAGACAATTAGCCACGTTAAAGGCCAGGGCTTCAATATTTCCGCCGCCCAGAAATGGCAGGGCAGTGTTGAGGATGGTATCGCCTGCCTTCGCGGCTTTAAGCAGATCATCATTCACCCGCGCTGCAAAGAAACAGCCAAAGAGGCTCGCCTCTATTCGTACAAAACTGACCGCATTACTGGAGAGGTTCTGCCGATCATTGAGGATAAGAACAACCACTGCTGGGATGGCATACGTTACGGCCTTGACGGGTATATCAAGCGCAAGCCGCAGTCGATGGGCATGATGATTCCCAAACGCCTGCAAAACAGGTAGGATAATTACGTGGTGAATGCGCAGGCTGATGCGCTGACGAGAGAGAGGTCAGTAGAAATACTGGATAGCAGAGAGAGTGGGATGTGTTAGGTGCCACACTGGAGTACCAGACAAAGCTCGTGCAGGGCGCTTGCTGACAGGTTAACGAAGACATGCACCTCGATACGTTAGCCAGATGAAATCCAAAAAGTGTTAGTGAAACCACCTTAAGCCGGAGATCAGCACCGGCCACCACACCAAATCACAAATATCAGGTCGCTTCGGCGGCCTTTTTTATTGCCTGAAATCCACCAAACGGACCCCAGCATGAACAATAACCTTCAACTGGCCGTCAACCATGCGTTGGCCGATGCCAGCCTTGCGCGCGCCCGGATGCTGGCGGCTAACCCGACAATGGGGCTGGATGCCAAGCGCAGCACGGCGTGGTGCGAGTACGGCTTCAAAGAGGATTTGACCTTTGACGACCTCTATAGTCTGTACCGGCGCGGCGGCATCGCTCATGGCGCGGTGCGCAAAATTATCAGCACCTGCTGGCTCAGCAACCCGGAGATCATCGAGGGGGAGAAGACCGACGAAACGCGCAAGGTAACTGCATGGGAGAGCAAGGCGAAAGCCGTATTTACCCATCGCTTCTGGCGCACCTTTGCCGAGGCTGATTTGCGGCGGCTGGTGGGCCGCTATTCCGGTATCCTGCTGCACATTCGCGACGATAAAGACTGGAATCTCCCCGCCACGAAAGGTCGTGGCCTTGAAAAAATCACTGTCGCCTGGGCTGGCGCACTGGTGCCTTCTGCATGGGACACTGGCCTGAACTCGCGTACCTACGGGCAGCCTAAGATGTGGCAGTACGTTGAACGCCTGCCGAACGGCAACACCCGGCGCGTGGATGTGCATCCCGATCGCGTGTTTATCCTCGGCGACTATTCAGCAGACGCAATCGGCTTTCTTGAGGCAGCCTATAACGCTTTCGTCAGCCTGGAGAAGGTGGAGGGCGGCAGCGGTGAGTCCTTCCTGAAGAACGCCGCGCGCCAGCTGAATATCAACTTCGATAAAGAGATCGACTTCAGTAATCTGGCCTCGATGTACAACGTCGATGTTAACGAACTCCAGGAGAAGTTCAACGAAGCCGCTGTTGAGGTTAACCGCGGTAACGATGCGCTGCTGACCACTCAGGGCGCAACGGTGACGCCGCTGGTGGCCGCTGTCGCTGACCCCGGTCCAACCTATAACGTTAACCTCCAGACGGCAGCCGCCGCGCTGGATATCCCGACGAAGATCCTTGTGGGCATGCAGACGGGTGAGCGGGCCAGCACTGAGGACCAGCGCTACTTCAATGGCCGCTGTCAGTCCCGGCGCGGCGATCTGTCGTTTGATATTGAAGACCTGTGCGACAAGCTGGTGCTGCTGGGCATTCTCGACGCGGTACCACAAAAGACGGTTATCTGGGATGACCTGAATGCCAGCTCCGGCGCTGAGAAGCTGGCATCCGCCAAACTCATGGCCGATATCAATAGTGCTTCTGTAGCTACTGGCGAGCAGCCGTTCACGGGCGAGGAAATTCGCGTGGCCGCCGGGTATGAGGGGTCGCCTGAACCGCTGGGAGAGGATGACGATGAAGAAGACGAAGAGGATAAAACCTCCGATTCTGCCCGGAAATCTTAGCGACCCGACGGGCGTTGACCGACTCGAACGCGGCGCGATGAATGAGTTCTCAAAGCGGGTCAAGCGTATCGCAAAAGCCTACCAGAGCATCCTCGACCGCATACCTGCATTACCCGCTGTAAACCTTCGCTACACCTTCGACCTTGATACTTCGCTCCTGTCCATGCTGCTGGAGAACGCCTCCACGCTGGTGGATGAGATCCTCTACGGCGGTAACGAGACGAATTTCTGGTTCTGGCGCGATTACGTTAACCAGGCGTACCAGCGCGGCACGGCGCAGGAGTTCGCCAGTCTGTCGCAGCAGTCAGCGATATACGCCGCCGGGCGGGAGAACCTCCAGCAGCTGCTGTTGAGCGAACACTATCAGCGCCGTCTGCTGCTCGTGCGCACCCGTGTATTTGAGGAGATGAAAAACCTCAGCGCGCGGACGAAATCGGATATGGCGCGGATCCTTACCGACGGCATTGGCCGAGGGCAAAACCCCCGTGATATTGCCAAACGGCTGACTGAGCAGACCGGGATGGAGATTGGCCGCGCAAAGCGTATAGCCCGGACCGAAATAACCACGGCGCTGCGTCGTGCCCGCTGGGATGAGTCGGACGAGGCCGAGGCCCAGTACGGCATCATGACGCGGCAGATGCACCTCTCCGCGCTTAGCCCGACGACACGCCGTAAGCACGCGCTACGTCATGGCCACCTTTACACAACCGAAGAGGTACGGGACTGGTACAGCGTTGACGGTAACGCCATCAACTGCAAATGCACGCAGGTAGCGGTGCTGGTGGATGCTGACGGCAGGCCGCTTAACCCGAACGTCATCGACATGGCGAAGAAGCGGCTGGAGAAGGCGCAGCAGGCCGGACTTGTCGCCAACCATCTACATTGCGGCTGCGGTCACCACCACGCCGCATAACAGCGAGAAATCAGCATGCCATCTCAGATTCATATCAACCATAAGGTCGATAACAAAGCCATTCGCCGCGAGACCTACAACGACCGTGAGCACGTGGTGATCCCCAGTTACACCCTGCCGGCCAACGTCATCATGAACGAAGAGTTCTATCCGGAGGCGGAGATTAGCGCGAACTACCGGACACTGGAGGGAACCCTGGCTCCGTTGGGGCACCCGATGGTGGATGGCCAGTTTGTCTCTGCATTCTCTCCAGAGGGGCTGAACGTGGGCTTTATTGGCGCGTGGAACCGTAACGTCAGCCTGCAGGGCAACCGCGTTTATGCGGAAAAATGGATCGACGTTAACAAAGCCATGGAGTCCCCCGGCGGCGTGGAGCTGCTGCAGCGTATTGAGGCCATTGAGAAAGGCGAAACAACCGATCCTATCTGGTCCAGCGTCGCCGTTTTCCGTGAGCGCACCCCGGCACCCAAAGACCTGCAGGACCAGGGCGCAAAGTGGGTAGTGAAAATCCATGCCATCGACCACGACGCCATCCTGCTTCACGAGCTACCCGCAGCGGGACCGGAGAAGGGCGTTGGCCTGATGGTCAACGCAGACCTTGCCACGCCGCTAAAAGCGAACTCCGGCGCGCTGGTGGGCGAATCCTGCCGTGAGCGTGAGCAGCGCCTCGACCGTGCGGCTAAGGCCCGATTCGCGCCCGGCGAGAATGAATACGCCTGGGTGGCCGACTTCACCGACAGTCAGGTGGTCATCATCCGCAATGGGGGCAATGCCCAGGTGTTCGGCTACACGTCAGAGGGCGGGAAAATCACCTTCGACGACACCGGAACGCCGGTAGCCCGTCAGGAGTCCTGGGTAACCGTCGTAGCCAACAAAGTTAAATCTCTTTTCACTCCGCAGGATCAGCCTGCAACCAACCATCAAACGGAGGGCGACATGCCTTTAACCAATGAAGAAAAACAAGAGCTGATTACTGAGATCGGCAAGGGCCTGGCCGCTAATTTCGCCGATGCGCTGAAGCCTGTAACCGAGCAAATCCAGCAGCTGCAGACCAACCAGCAGCAGCTCAATGAAACGCTCACCGCTAATTCACGAGCTGAAGAAAAAACGATGCGTGATGCGGTGCAGGCGGTACACGGTGAGCTTGTGGCTAACGCCCTGTCAGGCCCGGCACTGAAAGAGATGTACAGCAAGCTGGGTACGGCCGCACCACTGGCGGGTAACTCTGCGCGGACGCCTGCCGAAACCGGTGCGCCGGATCCGTCCACTTACTTCCCGGCTTAACTTCCTGCTTAACCGGCCCGCAACCTACTTTAAAGGAGACCGCGCATGGCATCCCGCTATCGTCGCGTAAATATCGACGGGCAGTCGCTCTTCAGGACTGAAACCCGTACCACTGCCGCTGCCCTGCTGCCGGGCACTGCGGCGATCATCAATGGCGAAGACGAGTTTGCGCAGGCTACCGCGCTGACCGGACGCCTCTACATTATCGACTGCGCCTACCATCAGGGCCTGGGCATTCGTGACGTCATCCCGGAAGGCGATTCCGCTGTGGGCAACTACGTCGAAGAGGGACGCGAGCTGGCGCTGCTGTGCGTGCCCGGCGCGTACAAAAAAGACAGCCCGATCAAGCTTGGTGCTGCTGGCCAGTTCACCCTGGCCACTGACGACACCGACGCGGTGATCGGCTACAGCCAGGACGAAGCCACCATTGCGGCAGGCGCTACCGATTTCATCCGCGTTCGTATGCGTGTCGGCACTGCCGCCGCAGCCGCTGGCGCATAATTCAAGGACACACGCACATGTATTTTTCCCGTGAAACCCTGGCGACTAACCGTCGCCTTCACCAGCACTGGAACTCCCTCTGGTCCCAGCGCAACATCTGGGACACCTCCCACCGGCTTATGGTCAACCAGTACCGCGGCGTAATGGATGTCGAAACACTGGCGGCCAATGCCCTGGCGGGTGATGGTCTGGGGCGTGAGTTCTGGGCTGAAATTGACCGCCAGGTTATTCAGCTGCGCGATCAGCAAGTCGGTATGGAGATCGTTAACGACCTGATGAGCGTTATGCAGGTCCTGAACATCGGCAAAACCGCAAAGCTGTACACCGTTGTCGGTGATATTGCCGGTGACGTGCAGGTCAGCCTGGACGGTCAGCCGCCGTACTCCTTCGATCAGACCGACTACGACAGCGATGGCGATCCTGTGCCTGTTTATACTGCCGGTTATGGTGTGAACTGGCGTCTTGCTGCCGGGCTGAACACGGTGGGTATTGATATCGCGCTGGATTCGCAGGAAGCCAAGATGCGCCAGTTCCATAAGCGTCGTGTTAAGGGCTACCTGGACGGGAATGCCAGCATCAAGGTGCAGAAGTACCAGTCTCAGGGGCTGCGTAACCACCGCAACACCGCAAAGATTAACCTCGGAGCCGGTGCTGGTGGGGTAAATATCGATCTCACCACTTGCACGCCAGCGCAGGCTCTGGCGTTCTTCGGTGCTACGGGTCCGTTCGGGCTGAGTGCCCGCGCGAACCAGGTCACCGCCTATGATGTGCTGTGGCTGAGCTCTGAAATCATGGCCAACCTCTCGAAGCCGTACACGATTGAGGTCGGTAACGGTGCGAATGCCATCGTGAGCGGTTCCGTGCTGGATGCCATCCGTAAGTTTATGCCGGTGAAAGATATCCGGATGACCTACGCGCTCAAGGGTAACGAGTTCCTCGCCTACGAACGCCGTCAGGATGTGGTTTCGCCGCTGGTTGGTATGGCTGTCGGCGTCATTCCACTGCCGCGCCCACTGCCGCAGAGCAACTACAACTTCCAGATCATGTCTGCGGAAGGTCTGCAGATTAAACGTGACGACGAAGGCCACTCCGGTGTGCTTTACGGCGCGAACCTGGGCTAAGGAGAACTCATGGCTAAGTACGAAGTTATTCGCCCCTGGCACGGAGTGACGGTTGGTGATGTGGTGGAGTTTGAAAGCCTTCACCCGGCTTTGAAACCAAACGTCCGCCTGATGCGTGGCGAAGCTGGTGGCACGCTCAACCCGGCAACGCCCGGCGCGGGCAACAATGGCAGTGACGGCAAATCCCGTAAGGAGATTATCGCCGATCGCCTGAAAGAGCTGGGGATCGAGTTTAAAGGCACCCTGGGTGCTGAAAAGCTTTCGGAGCTGCTGCCTGACGGTGAGCTCGAGAAACTCTTCTCCGCTGAATAACAGCCGCCGCTCAGGCGGTTTTTTTATGCCCCGTTCCGGCGGGGCTTTTTATTTCAGGAGTCAGCCATGGTAAATCCCGAACAGGCGCAGCAGTACCTAAGCGGTCAGGGGATTACCCTGCCTGATTTCGTGCTGGCGGCGCTGGTGGAGCAGGTAAACGGCATCGAAACGTGCCTGAGCCTGCATTATCCGCCCGCGACAGCGATGCTTATCCAGCTATACCTGCTGGCGCTGATGGGGCTGGGGCAGGGTGATAAATATCTGTCCAGCCAGACCGCGCCAAACGGCGCTTCCCGGTCGTTCCGCTACCAGTCTTTTTCCGATCGCTGGAAAGGCGCGCTGAACCTGCTGCGCGGGCTGGATAAACACGGCTGCGCGACGGCGCTTATCCCGCCCGACCCGACTGCTACCCCTGCATTCGGCGGCATCTGGATCGGCAAGGGCGGCTGCATGAGCAACGGGGGCCGCTGATGGCCCTGATATCCGTTAAGCAGCGCCTGCCGGAGCCGTTTACGAAGGTCTGGGTGCTGACTGACAGCGGCAGGAGGGTGACCGGCTACGTCAAAAGCAACGGCGAGTGGTTCATCTTCTGCCGCGAGGTCGCCGCCACAAAGCCGGAAGTACTCCGCTGGGAGGAGCCTTGAGCGCCACATCAGAATGGGTCTACACCAACCTCTGCACTGTTTATCCACTTAACGGTTATGACGACTGGAGCAACAGCTATCAGTATGGTGAGCCCTACCTTATAGCGAGCACATGGGAATCCGAGGCTAAAACCGTAACGGACGACAGCGGGAAAGAGTTCGTCTGTCAGCAGACTATCTATACCGAGTCGAAGCTGAACGGTGTGCTGATGCGCCTGCCGCAGCGCGATGATTATATCGCGCATGGTGATACCAGGAGTCAGTCAGATCCGCTTAAGGCATCTGCTGACAAAATTGTTGCCGTGCGCAGCGATGATATGAGCTTTTTCGGCGAAGACCCTGACTACCAAATCATGACATGAGGTGACTATGCCCGTAAAAGGCATTAAGCGCGTACAAATGAATGCCAAGAAACTGCTTGGTCAGGTTGCCGGGCCGGTGACAGAGCGGGTGATCACCGAGGTGATGATAGTCGGGATGGGTTATTCAGCACAGATAACGCCGATGGATACCTCCACGCTGGTGAACAGCCAGTTTCGTGAGTTGCGCCCCATCCCCGGCGGCATGACCGGGCGTGTCGGCTTTACTGCCAGCTATGCCGCCCGGGTCAACGCAGCACCAGGCACGCTTAAAGGGCAGCCGCGCGCGAACGGCAACGGCAACTACTGGGATCCGAACGGCGAGCCCGACTTTCTGCGTAAAGGCTTCGAGCGTGACGGAATAAACGATATCCGGGCCACCATACGGCGAGGGTACAAGCTATGACCCGCAACGAGGTGTATGACGCCCTGCGCGCCTGGCTCCGGCATCATGGTTTCGATACGGGTTATCGCGTGCAGAAGCGCTTTTTTTCTGAACGGCCGGATTCACAGAACGAGCGCTACCTCATCATTCAGCAGAACGGCGGAGGAAGTGACGAGGAGGCGGTCTCCCGCGACTATTTCCGCATCATCCTGCTGGCCGGCCAGAACGATCCCGGTGTCGATGCCGTGGAAAATAATGCTGATGCCATCCGCCGGGCCATGAGCCTGGAGCATCAGACCGAATGCATCATTCTGATGCAGCCAGTCGGCGGCATTCCCGCCTTCAGAACCGAAGAGGGCCGTGTGGCCTTCGAAATCAACTTCAGAACCATCATTTCTCAGTAACGGAGTAAAAACTTATGGCCGGATGTGAATCAGGTGCTTTCACAGGGCTCGCTGTCGCCGTTTATTACGCGATCGGCTGCCCTGAGGTTCAGCCAGCAGCGAACCAGTACAAGCGCCTCGGTATGATGCGCGGCAAAACCACGGGCGTGGAGTGGGAGACTGCCGACGCAACGGGTGACCAGAGCGCGGCGTTTACCCAGGAGAACGTCACCACCTATAAAAACGTGTCTTTCTCCGGTGACGGTGTAAGCCGCAAGGAGGCGATCTACGGCCAGCGGGCCATGAAACGCCATGTCTACAACCCATCAGCGGAAACCAGCAACCAGCCGTATGTCTGGCTGAAAATCATTTCCCCGCTGGATATCACCGAGGGGCCATTCCTTGTCACGAGCTGGCAGGACGAATCGCCACACGATGATGTCGCAACCTGGTCGCTGGAAGCCTCCAGCGCGGGCCTGGTCGATGTGCGCGACGTGGGTGATACCATCACTATCACGACCCAGCCGCAGAGCCTGACGCTGGAGGAGGGCGACACGCTGACGCTGAACGTAGCGGCCACCACCAGCGGCAGCTCTCCTTTGAGCTATCAGTGGCAGCGGGACGGTCAGGATATCGGCGGGGCGACGTCAGCAACGTACAACAAAGCCAGTGTGACCGCGGCAGACGACGGCACCTATGCCTGCGTTGTGTCATCCCCAGCGGCCAGCAGCGTATCGTCTGGTTTCGCAAACGTCGTAGTCACAGCATAATTACGGGGCTTCGGCCCCTTTGAGGTTTTATGCAGGTCATCACTGATATCGGCCAGGCGGTGATCCGCGCTGGTGGCCGCGAGATATTCCTCAACCCCTCTTTTCTGGCGATGTCGCGGATCGGCGCGCCAGAGGATATCGTCAGGCTGTTCGTCACCGTGCACGCCGGGCACTACCCGACGCACCGTATTAGCGAGCCGAGCATCATGCGTGACGTGCTGGCCCGCTGCTTTGCTGAGATGGCGGCGGCGGCGGCCCGGGTGGTTACCGCCTGCTGTACAGAGAACATCAGCCAGCTAATAGGTGTGTACATCATTACCGCAAAAGGCAAGCTGTCCTATCGACCCGGCCGGCTGGCAGTTCACGACGTGATAGAGCTGGCGAGGCATCTGATCCGCCACGGCGTCATGGGCGACCAGCCGCCGGAGCAACTAAAGGGCCGGAATAATGAATATTCTAATAAATTTGATGCCCGGTCATTCGTCTACACTGCTGTTGCTCACCTCGGCATGAGCGAGTCGGACGCCTGGAACATGACAATGACCAGTTTCCGCGCCGCAATGAATGCCAAGTTTCCGGCGAAAGAGAAAGACAAGATCCCGACGGAAGAGGCCTATGATGAGGTCATGGACTGGGCTGACAAGATGGTTGAAATCGACACGCAAAGGAATCGCATGTAGTTCACGTCCGTTTAAAATTCAAACTTACCTGAAAATTTCTACTAACTTTGGTAGGCCGCCAATGGCAGGGAAGTGATGTTAAGATGTTTCTGATTGCAATCAATGGAAACATCTAATGAAAAAGGTAGTTGCTGTTGCGCTTGGAGCGCTTTTATTATCTGGCTGTACAATCCGTGTTGCTGACATGACTGTTGGCAGCACCAAAAACTATAACCTGAACTCTGCTAAATTTGTGAAAGGCGCGCGGGTCACTGGTGAAGATACAGCACCAGTATTTATCTTCCCGCTGGGCATTCCAAACGTTAAGACTGCAATGGATCGCGCAATCGAAAAAAACCGCTGCGCAGTAGCTTTGTCTGACGTTGTTGTCACGCAGCTAAATCACGCGTTTATTGTTGGCCAGATTGGCTACCGTATCGAAGGCACCTCGGTAATTGACCGTAGCCAGCCGGGTTGCGAAAACGCTAACTGATAATTAAGCCACCTCAGGGTGGCTTTTTTGTATCTTTCATCTGAAATCAAAAAATCAGGCATCACGTTGCGCTGTCGTGCTCACCTGATAGGATTAGCCTCATCCACATTCGTTAAGGCAAATAGCATGAAAATCTTGTTATCCCTTCTGCTTATCTTCTTTGTAACTTCAGCCAGTGCTGATGAATGCACTGGTGATAGCGGCTATCAGGTTTGTACCAGCACAGACGTTGACTCAAACGGCGACACTACCGTCTCATCATACGATACTGAGGGTAACAACTACTCAGTTACATCCGGAACGAGAGAGCATGCTGACGGAGTGAGTGAGGCTTTTTCCAGCGACAGTGAGGGCAACGAGTACTCAGTCAAAAGTTGGTGCGATAATTCAGGCTGCCACACCTCTGACAGTGACGGTAATATGTGCACGGTTACTGCCGCTGGTGAAACCATTGGCTGCTGAAATTTTAAAATTGGCTTTCGTTTATCGCTGTGCCTGTTAGGGTAAACCTGATCTTTTACTAGTGGGGATATTGAAATGAGTTTTGCGAGCCAATCAACCCAACAAAGGTTCCATTATTCAGATACCGTTGTTTATGAACAATTGCTGGAAGCAATACCGGCAGTAGGTATGACTATTAAGCAAAAAGATGACGCACTTAAGCGTGTTTCCGTAAGCGCTGGTATGTCCCTTTTTTCTTGGGGGGAAAACGTTTCAATTGTTGTGAATGCAGATGGAGCCGAAGCTTGCATTGTTGGGATTGACTCTGCTTTAAAACTTGGTGCGAATGTTACAGGTGCTCACAGACATCAAAAGAACTTTGACAAAATTATATATGCGCTAAGCGATAAGCTAAAAGAGTGGGCAAGAATGCACCCTCAGCCAGCGGGCCCCGAAAAAACAGATGAAGAGTATCTGGAAGAGGCACGAAAAAAAGCTGGCCTCATTTAGCTGATGTATAAAAGATTGAACCCCGCTACGGCGGGGTTTTTTATTGCCTGGAGAAAAGAAGATGTCAGAAAACCTTGGAACTATCGAATACATTATTAAGGCTGACACCGCCCAGTTACTGACCGCTGATAAGGACGTTACCAAGGCTACCGACAACATGGAAGATGGATTTGGTGCAGCTGATGATGCGGCACAATCACTTTCTTCTTCTCTGGGCGAATTGAGTAAAATTGCCGCGGCTGTAATGGCGATCCTTTCTGTTAACCAGGTGTCGCAATATGCCGATGCATGGACCGAACTGAACAACAAATTAGCAAACGCACTGCGGCCAAATGAAGAGTTGGTGGACGTTACAGAGCGGGTATTCAACATTACTCAGCAAACGCGTTCCAGCCTGGAGGCTACCGCGTCTCTCTATGCCAGACTGGAGCGAGCAACCCGCCAGTACGGCACCAGCGCAGAGGACCTTGTAAAACTCACAACGATTATCAACCAAGGTTTTGTAGTTTCCGGTGCTTCGGCAGAGGAAGCGGAGAATGCCATCATTCAGTTATCACAAGGGCTGGCCTCTGGTGCTTTACGTGGTGAAGAGTTCAACTCTGTGAATGAAAACGGTAATCGCCTGATAATAGCTCTTGCTGACTCCATGGGGGTCACTATCGGTCAGATGCGTCAGCTGGCCGCTGAGGGAAAACTCACTACTGATGTTGTTGTTAACGGGCTTTTATCCCAAGGGGCATCTATAGGGTTGGAGTTTGCCAAAACCACTACGACGATTAGCCAGGCAATGCAGGTTGCAGGCAATAACATTACAAAGTTCTTTGGTGAGAGCTCCTCAGTTAAAACCACAGTAGCAATATTCAATACCGCCATTATTGCCATGAGCGACAACATTGGCGGTCTTAGCGCCGTGCTTACTGCTGTAGCTGCTTTAATGGGAAGCCGCTATGTTGGCGCTTTGACAATGGCTACCACTGCCAAAATAAAAGCAGCCTTGGCGAGTAGGGAGCAAGCCGTTGCGGAAAACCAGGCCGCACAAGCAGCAGCTCTTAAAGCCACTTCTGATCTTCGAGCTGCCACAGTAGCAAAAGACAGAGCTCTCGATGAGGTCAGATTAGCCCAGATGATGAAAGCCGCTGCAGCTAATAGCACAAGTCTGGCTGCAGCAGAAGTACGGCTTTCTGCTGCGCGGATAGAGGCAGCAACTGCCACGGATAATTACAACCGAGCGCTGGCAGCAAACACAACGGCTCAAACAGCAGCAACCACGGCCGCAGATCGCGCAGCCATAACAATAAGAACGCTTGGAGCCAGGGCACTGGGGTTGATTGGCGGCCCTGCTGGCTTGGCCATGTTGGCTGCAAGCGCAATTATTTACTTTGCTCAGCGAGCAAAAGAGGCAAAAGACGAGGCGAATAAACTGGCTGATAGCGTGAATGAGCTTGGCGCTAAATTCCAGGCAATGTCTAACGCAGAACTCGCAGCCACAATTGGCAAACTCAGTGAAAACCTGCCCGAGCTGAGCGATTCCGTTGCTGATGCCAGAAAAGAATTTGATAAGGCCACAGCATCAGTACAGTTCCAACAACGCGAAATCGAAAAGTACGGTACCGGGACGACCCGAGGAAGGCAGGCTGCAGATGCGCTTGGCGGCGCGCAAGATCGTTTAGCAATTGCCACTTTTAACTTGGAGCAAGCCCAGCGGCGCTATAGCCAGACTCAAAGCGCCATCAATATAGGTCGTGCGACACTTAACGGAACGATGCGACAGGGTATTGATCTGCTACGCAGGGATGGCGATGAAGCTGGTGTAGCGGCAGGGATGATGGGGCGTCTTGGGCAGATGATTAACTTTGCCTCAAACGCAAAGGAGAAATTCAACTCAACAAGCCTGAAGGTAGATCGCCCTGAGGATATCCAGCAATACCTCGATAAGCAGCAGGAGCAGATATCTCTCCAGAGCGAACTCAATGATCGAAAAAGAGCGCAATTGAAAGCTGAGCAAGATATTAGGAGTCTTGCTGAGAAAAATGGCTCTACACCAGATGACACTGAAAGCTATGTGCGTATGGCCAGAGAGCGTGCTGGTGCTGAGTTTGATGCACAGCAGGCGCAGAGAAATTCTAAGCAGGCAACTGAAGATGCTACTTCCGCAGCGAAAAAGTTAGCTTCACAGCAGGAGGCTATTTCACAAAAGCTTGCGAGCTTGAAACAAGAGTCAGAGTTAGCAGCGGACTCTACAGCAAATTTAAGCAGGGAGCAGGCAATCCTTAATGCGCAGCAGTCGCTTGGTAAGGCCGCGTCGGAAGAACAGATAAAGCTTGCTGGTCAATACGCTGCAAAAAAATGGGACACAGCGAATGCTCTGAAGGCGCAGGCAGCGGCCGAAAAGCTGCTACCAGAGTCTCGGGAAAATGCTTCTTATGCACAGGATGTTACAGACCTAAAGACAGCTTTTAACGCAAAAACGATGGGGCAGGAACAATATAACCGGACCGCAGAGCGTCTAGAGCAACAACACCAGGTGAACCTTGCAAAAATCCGGGCTGGACAGGCAGTAACACCGCAGCAGTCAGCTGCCGGAGAGGTTGACCCCGTCCAGCAGCTTGCCAATCAGCACGCACAACAGCTGGCTCTTATCCAGCAGTTTGAGCAGCAGGGAGTGCTGGCGCACCAGCAGGCCGTTGAGCTTAAGAACGCTGCAGATACGGAGTATGAGCAGCAGCGTATCGCAGCGCAGTGGGAGATCTTCCGCAACCAGAGCCAGGCTAATGAGCTGCTGGCATCTTCCCTCGATGGCCTCCAGAGCGGTGCGAGTAGCGCCATTACCGGCCTGCTTAGCGGAACGCAAAGCCTTGAGGAATCCTTCGCCAATATAGGCACCACCATCCTGAACGGTGTCGTTAGCAGCCTTGTGCAGATGGGTATTGAGTGGGTAAAAAGCCAGATGATGGGCCAGGCAGCCGCTGCCGCATCCCTGGCTTCAACTATGGCCCAGGCAACTGCGGCAGCTTCCGCCTGGGCTCCGGCGGCGATCAGCGCCTCTATAGCAACAATGGGAAGTGCTAACGCAGTAGGACAAACAGCATACGCGGGATCGCTGTTGGCTGCTAAAGGCATGGCGGTAGCAGGTGCGCGTCGTTACGGCGGCAACGTCTCTGCTGGCAATGCCTACCGCATCAATGAAAACGGTGAGTCGGAGATATTCCAGACCACTGGCGGTCAGCAGACGTTCATTCCGAACCAGTCAGGGAAGGTTATTCCGGCGGATAAGGCTGGTGGCGGAAGTAACGTAACTGTACAGCAGGTTAACCATTATCACTTTGAGGGAAGTCCTCAAGATCCGGCAACGCTAAAACAGTTTGATAAGATTGCGTATAGCGCAGCTTTGCGAGCAATAAGCAATGAGCAGCGACCCAACGGGCTACTACGGAAAGGAAGATAATGGCGGAGGGATTCCGCCATCTCTCCATTACTTCTGCCCCAAACCCAGCTTAACGGTATCGCGAATATAATCTTGCATTGCGCTCATGTAATCCATTAGCTCTGGGGTTGCACCTTCAGCTGGAACCTCAATCGGTCTGGATTTTGCCAATTGTGCAAGCCTCTGTTTTTGATCATCACTTAACACAGAGATGATATAGGAGAGCAGACTGCCCAGAGCCATTACTTCTAACTCTGTAGGTAATTTCTTTTCCATAAAGCCTCTTGAGTTACGACTGCAAAATTGCAGGTCAATTTATAAATTGAAGCAATTTTCAAAATTTACAATCTTGGAGTGACTCATGCCACAAACATTCACATGGACACCGCAGCGGAGCTACAGCGTTGATCGCACGCCGAACGTTGCCGTCGTCAAGTTGGGCGATGGGTACGAGCAGCGGCAGGTTAAGGGCATAAATCCTCTGATGGCGAAATACAGCCTGGTTTTCCGGGGCGTAAGCGGCCCGTGCAGGGCTAATGCGGCAAAGGAGGCTGAAGCCTTCCTGCGGGCGCGTATGGCGGTCGAGTCCTTCTACTGGACGCCATCCGATACAGGAGTGCAGGCGCTGTTTGTCTGCCGCTCCTGGGGCATGGTTAAAAACGGGCCGCTGTACGAACTGACGGCCACATTTGAACAGGTACCGCGATAAGGAAAAAGCTATGAAATTTTTTGAATTACCTGAGTGTGTGATTGAGGAGGCTTCTAAAACTCTTTCTCGCGAACTCGAGGGCATACTGACATGGAACGAAGATAAACGAACGGAGAAGGCGATAGCCGTTGCCGAATCCGTTCGTAAAAGCTTTCTTAAATTGTTTGATGAAAGCTAGCTCTTGCCTTCATCTTCTTTCTTAAAGTGTTGTACCGCCTGGCTATACATCGACAACAGGTTAGAAATATCCCCGCCTGAATAAACAGGCACTCTCTGAGCCCTGACTAATTCAATTAGTAGCGCATATGCTGATTCTTCGGGTGAGTCTTTCGGGTTTACAAGTCCGGACATCTGAACCTCCTTTTATAGTCGAAAGTTCAGCCTAACCTTACTTCACTTTATTGAAAATCCTGATAAACGATCAGTAGCCACCTCCGGGTGGCTTTTTTTATGGGAGATTTTCGTGCGCGACATTCCACCAGAGCTAATTATCGACAGCGTTGATGCAGGAGTCGGCGCGTTTATCGATCTCTTTGAGGTTGACCTGCAGCCATTTGGAGGTGACGTTCTCTGCTTTCATTCCGGCACGAACGGCTATTTCGGGGACGTTATCTGGCGCGGCCTGGCTTACCCGGCGTACCCGATCGCTGTAGAGGGCTTTGAGTTCAAAAACGAGGGCACCTACGCCCGGCCAACAATGGCGGTCGCGAATATCTCCGGACTGATTTACGGCATTAATCACGATTTTAATGATCTCTACGGCGTGGTGGTCACCCGCCGGCAGGTGCCGGTTAAATACCTGGATGCAGTGAATTTCCCGAACGGCAACCCGGACGCAAACCCGACAATGGAGGCGGTCTCGCGCTACGTTGTGGAGGGGATGACAGAAGAGACGTTCGAGCAGGTGACGTATGAGCTGGCGACGCCTGTAGACTGCGATAACGCTATCATACCGGCGCGCACCATCCTGGCCGACGTGTGCCAGTGGCAGTACCGCGGAACCGGGTGTAACTATGACGGTCCGCCGGTGGCAGATGAGCGTGATAACCCCACCACCGATCCGGCAAAAGATAAATGCTCACATCGCCGCTCCGGCTGCCGCTTTCGTTACCCTCGTCCCGAGCCGATGCCAATCAGCAGCTTCCCCGGCTCCCAGAAGGTGTCCTGATGCAGGAATTACTCGATTATGCGGCCTCGTCGCAGGATGAGGTATGCGGCCTGATCATCAATGACACCCGGCTTTTCCCCTGTCGCAATATCCATCCCAGCCCGGATAGCCATTTCCGGATCAGCGATGACGACTGGCTGGCGGCGGAGAAAGAGGGCGAGGTAACCGCCATATTTCACTCACACCCGATGGACTCCCCGGTGCTGTCCGGCGCTGACCGTCGGGCGCAGGTTGTAACAGGTCTGCCCTGGTGGCTGATGTGCAACGGTGCACTGCGTAAGTTCCGCCCGGTACCACACCTGCTGGGCCGCCGGTTTCAGCATGGCGCCACAGACTGCTACACGCTGTTTCGCGACGCCTATCACCTTGCTGGTGTGGATCTGCCGGACTTTGAGCGGACAGATGGCTGGTGGCTGCGTGGTGAAAATCTCTACATCAAAAATATGGCAGCCAATGGCTTTCACCCGGTTCCTGCCAGCGATGCACAGCCCGGCGATGTGATTATTCGCCAGCCATTCCCGGGCGCTGACCCCTGCCACGCGATGATCCTGCTTGAAGGCGGCAAGGTGCTTCATCACGACTGCGCCGGGCACCTCAGCAGGCGCGAGGATTACCGCCTGGCCTTTATGAGGCAAACCCATTCTATCTGGAGGCACGAACAATGCTCCGATTTAAATTTAGCGGGCATTTACGCCGACATTTCAGCGAAATCGAATTAGCCGTCGATACGCCTGCGCAGGGGCTGCGCCTTCTGCTGGCGCAGGATCGCGCCTTCAAGAAAGCCTTTCTGGCGTCGCCTGTGCAGATCCGCGTTGATGGTGATGAGCTGGACAATGATAACGCGCGCTTACACATGGACCGCCAGCTGGATAGCGGAGCCACCATAACGTTTGTGCCGGTTGTGGAGGGAGCAGGGCTGGAAACCGGCACCATTGTTGCCATCGTGGCCATCACGATGTCGGTCGCCTCGGTTGCTTACTCGCTGTACATGTCCCGCAACATGAAAACCAAAACCTCAGCCGAGGCAGCGGAAAACAACACGATCACCAACAACTCATTCACCAGCACCGAGAGCCGTGTCGGCCAGGGTCATCCGGTCCCGCTTCTGCTGGGTGAAATGGTGGTGGCTCCCAACGTGGTATCCCTCGGCATCGACACGTCGAATAACCAGGACTGGGATATTTCTATCAGTTAAGGTGAACATATGTCTTCTGGCGGCGGCAAAGCAAAAACCCCAAAACTCCTCGACGATAACCTCAAATCGAAACAGTTTTACCAGGTGCTGGATCTCATCAGCGAGGGGCCAATTTACGGCCCGGTGGATCAGGAGCACCTGTCCTCTTTCATGCTGAACAAAACGCCGGTTACCGACGCCCGCGGTAATATCAGTATTCCCGGTATCAGTGTTGCCTGGCGGCCTGGCTCAGAGTTCCAGAACCCTATTAATGGCTTCGCTGCAGTCCAGGCATCAACCATCGTAAATGCGGATGTAACCTTTGATACGCCGCTGGTGCGTACCGTCAGCGACTCAGATGTGACCCGCGTGCGCCTGAATATTGGCGTCACCGGGCTGGTGCAGCAGGACACCAAGGGCAATCAGCAAAACAGCACTGTTACCCTGGTGATTGAAACCCGCACGGCTAGCGGCGCGTGGGAAATTCAGAAGACAGTGAATATCACCGGCAAGATCTCCGGCGAATACCTGGAGGCGCACATCATCGATGCCCCGGATATCAAACCGTTCGATATCCGTGTGCGGCGTATCACTCCGGACAGCGTCAGCGATCTGCTGGCGAACGGCACCATCTGGAACAGCTATACCGAAATCACCGACGACAACCTGTCGTACCCGTTCTCGGCTATGGTCGGGGCCGTAATCGACCGTGACCAGTACACTGACACACCGAACCGTACCTATCATCTGCGCGGGCTGATTGTTGATGTAGCGGATAATTACGATCCGGTAACCCGCACCTATTCCGGGCTGTGGCTGGGCGGCTTCAAAAAGGCATGGACCAATAACCCCGCCTGGCTTTTTCGCGAGCTGGTGAAAAACGAGCGGTTTGGCCTGGCCCGGCGTGCCGGTTATATCGATGTTGATGACGGCATGCTGTACGTTCTGTCGCAGTATTGCGACCAGCTGGTAAACGACGGCTACGGTGGGCTCGAACCGCGCCTGATGCTTAACGCCTATGTAACCGAACAAATCAGCGCGCGCGAGCTGCTGGATAAAATCGCAGGCATGTTCCGGGGCATTGCGCTGTGGGATGGTATGCGACTGACGGTCATGCTGGACGCGCCACAGGATCCGATCGCCACCATCACAAACGCCAGTGTGGTTGACGGCAAGTTTTCCCGCAGCTCTGTTAAGCGTGCCGAAAAATACAATGCCGTGGTGGTCTCCTGGACTGATCCGGATAACGGCTGGGAACAGGTGAAGGAGTATGTTTCCGACGATGACGAGATCGCCCGGGGCATCTATAACGAAACCACGCTGGAGGCATTTGGCTGCACATCCCGCGGGCAGGCATGGCGCGCCGGGAAATGGTTGCTGGAAACGGCAAAGCGGGAGAGCAGCCGCTTAACATTCCAGATGGCGCGCGACGCCATTGGGTTCACCCCCGGCGATATTGTTGAGATTATGGACAATAACTATGCCGGGACCCGCCTGGGCGGCCGCATCATGGCCCATGCTGGCAAAGTAATCGCCGTTGATGCTGACGTTTCTGAGCTGGTATCGCCGGGCGACAGCATGTCGATTATGGATCGCACCGGGAAGATGGGCAGGCATGAGATCGCCAGCGTTGCGGGGCGCAACATTACCCTGCGCAATGCGCCCGCCTGGGTACGTGACGGCACCGTTTTTGCGATCTCCACCAGCGAGGTGTCGGTCCGTTTATTCCGCATTCTGAGCATCGCCGAGACGGAGAACAACTCCGTTTACAGTATCACTGCGGGTCAGCATGACCCGAACAAGCAGGCTATTGTTGACGATGGCGCAGTGTTTGATATCCCGAATGACACCCTGAACGGGTACCGGGTCCCAAACATTGAAAACCTGCGCATCCTGAATACCAACAGCGAGACCGTGCAGGTTACCGCCACGTGGGAAACGGCCACCACCACTAAAAAGCTGGTGTTTGAGCTCTGCGTTTATAACGAGGCTGGCGCGGTCGTGGCACAGTACGAAACCGACCAGTTTCGCTATGAGTTCTACGGCCTGAATGCCGGGAGCTACACGCTGGGTGTGCGTGGACGCAACGAGAATGGAATGAAGGGGGCTGAGACGCAGGTCAGCCTGATTATCGGTGCGCCGCGTCCGCCTAACTCGGTTCAGTGGATTCCGGGTCCGCTGCAGGCGACGCTGGTACCGGTTATGTCGGTCACTGCCACTACAGATACCTCTTTCGAGTTCTGGTACGCCGGGGAAACGCCGGTACCACCAACCGTGGATATCGAAAACAACACTCAGTTTCTCGGCCGCGGGTATCAGTGGACCATCCAGCAGCTGAAGTTCGACCATACCTATTATGTCTACGTCCGCACCCGTAACGCCTTTGGCGTGTCAGATTTTGTTGAGGCGTCCGGCAAACCAACCGACGATTTCAGCGATATCACCGACGCTATCCTGGATCAGATTAAGGAGACAGAACTCTTTAAAGACCTGATCGAGAACGCCGTCGAGACCAGCCAGACCGTTGCGGATATGGCCGCCTCGATAGCCGAAAATGCCGACCAGCTGGCAGCGGCCGTCGGCGCAACCAGGGAGACCGCCGAGGGCGTTATCCAGAATGCGCTGGCCATCGCAGAGGTAACGTTCCGCCAGTCTGCCCAGCAGGGGGAAAACTCCGCGCAGTTCGAGCAGTTGCGTGAGGTAATCGCAACCGAGACGGAAGCTCGCGTTACCGACGTCACGCGCCTTGAGGCATCAACGGAAGAAAACGCGGCGGGCGTTACCGAAGTGCGCCAGGCGCTGGCCAGTGAAGCGGAAGCGCGGGCGACGGCGGTCAACCAGCTGACGGCAGCCACTAAAACCGCGTCTGATAAGGCCGATGCAGCCGCTGGCAAAGCTGATGCGGCAGCTGAGCAGGTGGAACAAAACACCGCGGCGATTACCGAGCTTGACCAGGTGGTCACGACGCTGGACAGCGCCACGGCCTCCCGGTTCGATGAGCTTCAGGGCCAGACGTCTGAGGCAAGCGGCGGCGTGCAGAATACGGCGATCGCCCTGATTCAGAACACGCTGGCGCAGGTCAGCGCCCGGCGGACCCTGACAGCGGTGAACGCCGCCAACAGCGCTCAGATTGACCGGATCGATACGGTTGCAGCCAGTGACCGGGAAGCCTCGGCTCAGTCCCTGCTGCAGATGTCCTCCCGTGTTGATGGCGCCGTCGCCTCGATAAACAGCGTCAGCCAGACGGTTGCTGATTACCGGCAGTCCACGGCATCGCAGATCACCTCCCTGACGGCCACGATTGGTGGTGTCAGCTCGGCCGTGACGACCAATGCCCAGGCGGTTTCTAACCTCAACGGCAGCCTGAATGCGATGTACAGCATCAAGGTAGGCGCAGATGCTAACGGGGTGCAGTATGCCGCCGGGATGGGTCTGGGCGTTCAGAACACACCTGCAGGTATGCAGAGCCAGGTTGTTTTCCTTGCCGACCGGTTCGCGGTAATGAGCCAAGCTGGCAGCGCGGTAACACTGCCGTTTGTAATCCAGAACGGGCAAACCTTTATCCGCGATACCTTCATTCAGGATGCAACGATTACTCGAGCAAAGCTGGCAGAGACGCTCAGCTCCGTAAATTACTCTCCGGGCCAGGCAGGGCTGTCAATCAACTTCAAAACGGGAACACTTGAGAGCTACGGCAGCGATGGTGCCGGCGGGATGAAACAGACCAATACTACGATCAGCATCAAAGACGCTAACCGTCTCCGGGTGCAGATCGGAAAACTTACGGGGGTATTCTAATGGCGTGGGGGATCCAGACGTGGGATGCCAACGGCAACCCCAATAACTACGGACTGGTGCCGATAAGCGTGCTGGGTTTTTTTTCAGTAGCCGCCGGGCAGCAGTCGGGAGCGGCGAGTTATACGGTACCGGCGGGATTCATGCTGGAGTTTTTGCATATAACCGCCAGCGACAGCTACACCACTGCCCGCCGCACCATCACAGTGTCCGGGGGTACCATCACCCTGGGCGCGGCGGCAGATAATAATTTCGGTGCCAATACCTATCCGGCCATCACCGGCTTCGTTATTGCTTATTTGAGGGCCGCTTAATGGACTGGGGAGCACTACTGGTAACTGAGAACGGCGCGCCGTTTATTACGCCGCAGTCGATACCACTGGCGATGTACAGCAGGAAACAGGCTGCTATTTTTTCCGGTGGCGCATCGACAGTGATATCCGAGACATTTACGGCCGGTCGCCCGGTGATCCCGTTTGTGTACACAACGGTCAGCTGCACGACCAGCTATACCGTCAGCGGGAATACCTGCACCGTGACATTCAAAAATGCTGCCGGAAACGGTACGGCGTACGTGTATTTCTTCACGATTTTTGCACAGACGCTGCCCTCGTGGGGGATCGCTATCTGGGACGAGCAGGGAACATGCATACTGACGAACGAAACCAGGGTTTTAACCGATGTTCAGGCGATCGGCACAAACGGCAGCGACAGCGCGGGCTTCTCGATTAATACCACCCTCGCGGGTAAATATGGCATCGTTCCGGCCATGTCGGGGCTGGCGACAGGCGTGATCATGGATGGCGGGACGCGTCCGTGGTCTTCGCAGTACTTTTTTTCAGCTGTATTCAACGGCAGCACCACGCAGATCGCCCAGGCACTGACCGGAGGCAGCGCCGGAAGCGGTGTTTCTAACCTCGTCTACCACAATATGAAAAACAGCGTTTACGCGCTGAATCTCGCTAACTACTACTGACAGCAACGTATATTCCACACAGAACCCGCCGCGCGCGGGTTTTTTATTGCCCGGAGAAAACATGATTTATACCACTGGCACGATCGCCGGCAGCGGCAACACGCTCACCGGTACCGGCACTAATTTCGCAGCGGCGGGCAGTCTGATCCGTAACGGTTGCACCGTAATTGTTTTGACCAGCCCGCCGCAGGTATTCCAGATCACCGCGGTTAACAGCGCCACGCAGCTGGCCGTGACGCCCGCGGTTAATCCGGCGATCCCGGCAGGCACGCGCTACGCAATCCTGCTCAGTGACAGCCTCAGTGTGGACGGACTGGCGCAGGATATAGCTGAAACATTCAAGATGTACCAGGCGTACATGAGCGGCTTTGCTGATGTGATGACCGGCACCGGGAATGTCACGATCACCATCAATGGCACATCGGTTACTGTGCCTGCCCAAAAATCACTGGCTCAGAAAGGGACGAACGGGGCAGTCCCCATTGCATCCGGTGGCACGGCGGCGACGACAGCTTCGGAGGGGCTGAAGAACCTAGGAGGCCTGCCGCTGGCTGGCGCGTCGGCGTTAACCTCCCGTTACCGTTTCAGCGCTGGCGCTGGCAAAGTTGGGATTCAGTTCGACGAGACACCATTTGCTGCTTTTTCTGACGTGTTCGGTAGTTGGGATCGTTACCCCATTTCATTCAATACTAACGTAAGCGCCAGCGGAACTTTTTCGCCGCACTTATGCCATCGATATTTTTATGGAGGCGTAGCGGCTGGCGCGTTTTATGCCGGTAACTTTATCACTAATGCCGAACAGTTCTACCAGATCGGGCACGTAACGGAAACCGGGCAGCAGACTGCTTCCTGGGCATATAGTCGGAACGGTAATGCAATTGCAAGTTCCGGCTCCTGGGTCAACGCCTCGGACGAACGCATCAAGGATAAGATTACCCGGATCGAGAACCCTCTCGGCAAGATGCGTGCGCTAAAGGGCTGTACGTGGGTGCGTAAGGATAGCGGCAATTTTGGTATTGGCTTCATCGCGCAGGATGTTGAGCGCGTCTTCCCCGATGCTGTGACCATTAGCGGGATGCCCCTTGTTATGGCTGACGGGAGTGAGGTTAAGGACGTGCGTTGCCCTGACACAGCAGGCGTGGCCGCCGCGCTGCACCACGAAGCAATTCTGGCCCTTATGGATGAAAATGAAGCGTTCAGAGAGGACAATAAAAAACTTAATGACGAGCTGGATGCCCTGAAATTACTGGTTCAGCAGCTGATTGACCCGACCGCAGAGAAAAATCAATAGACCGCACCGTATTGCATTAGGCATTGCCTCAATCTACTGTATATATACACAGTATTTTACAGAGGAGGTAATAATATGCATCTGCAACGTCTTATTTTCCCGGAAACTCCGGTACAGATCCCCGTCTACGGGGACACAATTTCTGCCGGGTTCCCCAGTCCGGCGGCCGACTATATCGAATCGGGCATCGACCTGATTTCTCAACTAATCCCTCATCCCTCCTCGACATACACGCTCCGCGTGTCGGGCGACTCAATGATTAATGCCGGGATCACCGATGGTTCTTACCTCTTGGTTGATTTCAGCATTCACCCCCAGCACGGCGACATTGTTGTCGCAAACATCGCCGGGGAGTTCACGGTCAAACGGCTGGTGACTCACCCGGTGGCCCAGCTGGTGGCTGAAAACCCTGCTTACCCACCCATAAAAATTTATGACGCCGACGGTTTAGAAATCGTCGGCGTTGTCATTTCTGTCATCACTACACTGCGCCGAAACCATGTTTGCCCTCGTTGACATGAACTCGTTTTATGCGAGCTGCGAGACAGCGTTCCGGCCGGATCTGGTTGGCCGGCCGATTGTGGTGCTCTCGAATAATGACGGCTGCGTTATTGCGCGCAGCGCCGAGGCCAAGCGTCTGGGCATTAAAATGGGCGTGCCCTGGTTCCAGCTTAAGGCCGCTCGCTTTTCGGAGCCTGTGATCGCGTTCTCCAGCAACTATGAGCTATACGGCGACATGTCGCATCGGGTCATGACAACACTCGAGGAGATGTGTCCACGCGTGGAGGTTTACTCCATAGATGAGGCGTTTTGCGACCTGACGGGCGTGCGTAACTGCCGGGACTTGGCCGATTTTGGCCGGGAGATCCGCAACACTATTCGGCGCAACACGCGCATCTGGTGCGGCGTCGGCATTTCCCAGACCAAGACACTGGCCAAGCTGGCAAACAGGGCCGCTAAAATGTGGCCACAGACAGGCGGTGTGGTTGACCTGTCAAACGTGGAGCGCCAGCGGCGGCTGATGGCCCTGATGCCAGTTGACGAGGTCTGGGGCGTCGGCGGGCGCATCGCAAAAAAGCTCCAGGCAATGGGGATCGAGAACGCGCTGCAGCTGGCGGACAGTGACATTCGCTTCATCCGGAAGCACTTCAGCGTCGTACTCGAGCGAACCGTGCGCGAGCTGCGCGGCGAGCCCTGCCTCGAGCTGGAGGAGTTCGCGCCGGTGAAACAGGAGATCGTCTGCAGCCGCAGCTTTGGCGAACGCATTACTGATTACGAAGAGATGCGCCAGGCGATCTGCAGCTATGCAGCGCGGGCGGCGGAGAAGCTGCGCGGTGAGCACCAGTTCTGCCGTTACATTTCCACGTTCGTAAAAACGTCGCCGCACTCTGGCGAGCCGTACTACGGGAACAGCGCGGCCACTCGACTGATGACACCCACGCAGGACACGCGTGACATTATCGCGGCGGCCACGCGTTGCCTTGATGCCGTATGGCGGGACGGCCACCGTTATCAGAAGGCTGGGATCATGCTCGGTGATTTTTACAGCCAGGGTGTGGCGCAGCTCAACCTGTTTGATAATAACGCGCCCCGGGCGGACAGCGATGTACTGATGGCTCTCATGGATAAGCTCAACAGGCAGGGTAGGGGAACGCTGTATTTCGCCGGGCAGGGGATCCAGCAGGCCTGGCAGATGAAGCGCGAAATGCTCTCGCCGCGATACACTACCCGGTGGTCAGATCTGCCGATCGTGCGTGCTAACTAG